TCGCTCCTGGTAGCGTAATTCGAGACACGTTCGTAGACCCCTTCTCTAATGAGGCAAGCCGTCTCCGATTATTGACTGACTTCGTGTACCGTTCACAGTCGTTTGATACGCTTCTGGCGATTGACGGGGTGGAAGCTAACGGAACCTCGACGCCAGTCAACCGATCAGCTTACAAGTCGGCTCTCCAGAGAGTCTTCGATGTTTCCAACCCACAGGATGTACAGACGATTATTGACACGACTTTCGAGCAGTTGGCTTCGAGAAACAATGTGTTCCGACGACCAGGAGTTCGTTCCCGTGGGGTGGTGACGTTCTTCACTCGGAACAAGCCCACAGCTACCGTGTTTATTCCTCTCGGGACACGAGTCTCCAGCGGTGCCATCACTTTTTCGACAACGGCAGACGCAAGCATGCCTCTGTCGAACATCGCTTCATTTTTCAACCCTACCACGGGGATTTACTCGGTGGACGTTCCAGTCCAGGCGGAGCAGGCGGGTATCACAGGTAACTTGGCTCCAGGGCAGATTCGAACCATCATCAGTTCTCTCCCCGGTTTGTCCGTGACCAATGCTAGCCGCACCTTCGGGGGCAAGAACCAAGATACCAACCTACGGCTTACGGAGCGGGCTCGTAGTGCTTTGGCTTCCGTAGACACGGGTACGGAGCAGGGAACTCGTCAAGTCGCAGCGGACGTTGCTGGCGTCGAGGAGGCACTGGTCGTTGAGGGTGGTGATCCACTCATGCAAAGAGACTATGACCCTGACTACGGGAAGCATGTCGGTGGAAAAATCGACGTGTGGGTTCGAGGGCAGTCGATAGGTCGAATCACAGACACCTTTGCTTTCACCTTTGAGACAGCAAACGACGTTCAGTTCGTCCTCGTTGGGAACCCTAACCAACTCGTGCTTCGTGCGCTCGACAAAAATCTGTCTCCTACCAATCCTCTGGCGGAGATGATCAACCGTCCCGACCTTGGGTTGGGGTTACGTAATGCGAATTCAGGACAGTTTTTTGACCTGACCGATGTGATCATTCAGGACTATCGAACGATCCAGTTGAGCACGGCATTTCCACAACCGGAGGCTACTTTTGGGAACGTCATCCTGGGGGATTATCGTTACCAGACAACCAGTGACTTCCAGTTTACTCGTCAGCCGGTTCAGAACGTCGTATCCGTGGTAGGACAGATATCCGGTGATCTCCCCGATGAGAACTACGCCCTGTTCCAACCCAGCGATCCTCTGTTAGAGGGTAGGTCCGAGGATGCTGGAGATTTCCTTCGCATCTTCCAGGTTAACGGGATCCCAACCGGGGACACAATTTCCGTCACGGCGGAGACGCATGTCCCCATCGGGGAATTCGATGAGTTCGTGAGCAATTTGGGAGCGAACCCCTTGACCGTTCGGGTGTTCAACTCGTCTAGGACCATTGAGTTTCGTGGTCCTAATGACCCAAGTGGGCTTTCCGATTACACGATTATTCCTGGCAGTGCAACAACTGCTCTTGCGATCCGTAGAACGCCTAACAGTCAGATTCGCTCCGGTGAGACGGTCTCGATTGACTACGAGCATGTCGAGAACTTCACGGTGACCTACGAAACGAACTTTGTGGTCACCACAACACAGGCGGCCTTGGATCAGACCAAACACGCAACGGCAGATGTTTTGGTCAAAGAGGCTATTCCAGTGCCCGTAGATGTCACAGCGACGGTTATTCTTCAGGCAGGGACTTCGAGGAGCGGTGTAGATTCCCGACTTCGTACCAATCTAGTGACGTTTATCAACTCTCTACGTCAAGGGGCTTCTATCCGTCAATCGGACATCATCAATGTCATCGAGAACACGGTTGGGGTCAGCTATGTGGAGACTCCTTTGACCAAGCTCTTGCGAGGTGAAGGGGCTAGAGTGGTTCGAGAGGAAATTACAACGGCAAGCAGTAACGACTCCGTTCTTCTCTTGGGGAACCCTCTCACTCCACTGTCATCGAGCACGGTTCAGGTTTTCCTGCTTACGGACTCGTTGAATTCGGCAACTCTCAATGGGGGAGGCCCAAACACGGACTTCCGTGGTGTGTACCAGGATGACCAGCCCTTGAACTTGAAACAGAGCGACCCTTTCAGCTTGGTGAACGCCCCTGGACAAGCCTACATCATTGGAAAGGATGGTTTGTCCATTCCTGGGTACTCGGATAATGACACGATTCAGAACCAGTTTCCAACTCTTGTGACGGCTCAAGACATCAACAACAAGAGAGTGGAACTTACAGCGAACAGAGTCATGGTTTCGGTTGGGATAGATGACCGACCACAGCTACATGACTATACGGTAACATACACCGTGGCGTTTGTCGAGGCCGGTGTGAAGAATTTAGACGCCAGTGTGATCGAGTATTTCGTCCCTGGGAACTTCATTTTGACCTATACGGAGGATGCGCGTGGGAATCAGTGAGAAAGACAAGATCCCGAAGAAGCCGTATCTTCCTGACATGCGGGAGCAAAACCCCGCACCTGTTCCTTTAGAGGGACAACAGGCGATTCGCTCGCTGAAGGATCTGACCAACAACATCATGAATGCGTTTGTTGAGGTTTTGCCTTCCAACTACGTCTCCGAGGTTGCCGGTCCCTTTTATCTCTCCCAGTTTCAAGCGGCAGCGGAATATCTAGCCAAAATGCAGTTACTCTCCCAAGATGTTTCCTTGGAGAGTGACGTAGACTTTGCTCGACCTGAGTTCCTTTGGCAAATGATTGGTTCCTTGGTGTTCCCGGACACGAGGTCTACTTCCCCCAAGGGAATCCCAGAAATCTCTGGAGACTTGACTTACCGTGTGTTCTTGAAGCGAATGATTCAGCTTCTTCTCCAAGGCTCGAAGCTCGACACACAACAGGAGGGATTGAGTCTCCTTACGGACGCCGTTGTGACCGTTCTGGCGAAGGTAGATTTTTCCAACGACCCCAACTCCGCCTGGGGTTTTGGAGACCAGCACGAATTTGAGATCAATATTCAGGACCGTGCTTTATGGACGACTGAAGAAGGGGAACTGATTGAAGGCGAACTCGGGACTGGGTTCCCTGAAGATGTATTCACGCTCTTCCGCAATAATCTTCGGATTCTCCGAGCATTGAAGCCCGCCAAGGCTATTTTCGAGTACCGTCATTTGTTTCAGGAGGTGTTCGGGCCTTTGTTCAATGGATTGGATTCCTACGAGCTAGAGTCTTGGTACTACGAGGACTTCCGCAAGTTTTGCCTCGGGTACAAAGAAATCAGTGGTGAGGGGGGTGTAACTCTTTCTAGTCGCTTTCTATTTTCCGATGCGAGCCGGGACTTCCAAAAGGTCATCCCTGGTTCCACACTGGAAATACTCACCGGCCCAAACTCCGCTCCCTATAATGGAGGACAGGACACATACCGTCGAGGTATGTACCGTGTGGTAGGATTACGCCGACTCCCCGCTGGAGCAGAAACTACTCAACGAAAATACACCACGTTCCCTTCCAATCTTTCAGGTAAAATCACTATCGGAGAGAATGGGGAACTCACCGATTTGAATCAGGACTTCTCTCTCATTACATCCTCCGATGAGACCTTGACCATCCTCTCCGGCCCGAACTCCGGGACATATCGGATTGAGAGGCTATTGGGTGAGAATGGTGGGTTGAACAATGGGAGTGTGCCAGCGGGGTCTGGGATTACGAGTATTCGAGTAGCGCAGTCGATTTTAGAGCTACAGTTTCAGATGCCTTTTGTGGCCACGGGTCAGGAGTATCGAATTACCCTAGAGAGACTAGGAGTGCAAAAACCCAAATATGTGTTTGGGGAGGATGCTTCCAGTCAGTTTTTACTATAGAACGCCTATACTTTCGGTAGAGGTAGAACCTACAAGGAATTGACACATGCCAGCAATTATTGAGAGCAGAGTGAATGGAATTAACCCGATCGCCGGGGCAAGTCGTGACGATCTTCGGGCGGGGGATATTATCACTCTAAACGATGTCGGCGGTCCAGGAACTACATGGTCTTGGTCATTGGTTTTCAAGCCCCAGGATGCGAACCGGAATCCTTCGGCGGCGGCATTGGCTGGTAACGTCCTTGGCCCTGGTCCGGTTACGTTCTCTGTGGACAATGAAGGTCCGTACTTGATTCGTCTGATCAAGGATGCGGGATTGCCAACGGAGTCCATTCAATACGTTCGACTTCGCTATCTCACCCTTTTTGGAGATCTATCTCTTGTTGCCGCTGGGGAGCGTCGTGATGGAACAGGTGTCATTCCTGTCGATGTTTCCGCTGAAGGCTGGGCGAATGACCAGAACTTCAACCTCATCACTCTGAAGAACTACATCAAGCGGGTGTCAACGAGTGGACGTATTCTGTTCGTAGATGCGAACCGAGGACGTAACAACTACAACCCACCCAACGATCCCGCCATCGCGGAGGGGTTTGCTGATTATTCGACGATTAATGCAGCAATCACGGCGGCTACATCCAACGCAGCGGTCAATGCGGGGCTTGTTCCTTCGGCTACGGACCCTTTCATCATTGCGGTGCGTCCCGGTGTCTACGAGGAAGCGGTCAATTTCGCTCCTTTCGTGCATGTCGTTGGCTGGCCTACGGAGGTTGAGTCCCTTTCTTCGGTAGGGGACCGTTCCGTTGTAGTTCGGACCCCGAGCGCGGGAGTTCTTACTCATACGGTCAGTAGCGCCAACCCTTCTGATTTCACCATCATCAAGGGGCTTCAACTAGAGAACATCAAAACAACCACGAACGCCGTTGTGCGAAAAGTGGGCACTGGTGTGGCGGTGTTCGTGGACACTCGTATTGTCCAGAACAGCAATCAGCCCACTGACGGGCCTTGTTTGTCCGTTGAGAATGGTGTGGTCTACGCGGACAATGCGTACCTGTTGAACAACAACACGACCTTCGACCGAGACGCCTTGTGGGTCAACCCTACCCCACCGAACACGGCGAGTGCATTTTTCGCAGAATCTCGCTTCTCGGGTTCGAGTGTAGCAACCCTGAACCCTAATCTTGCTTCCAATGTCAGCGTTGGGTTCCTTCGTTGCTCATTGAACCAGACGAATGTAAGCCCGTTGTCTCATGGTGTAGATTCTAACGCCACGACAACGCTTTTCAGCTACTCGGAGGGATTCCTTGTCAATGGGCAGCCGGACTTCGTGCGCATCAACCCTACAGGGGTAGGCTCGGCAGCGGGTGGTTTGTTTGCAGGGGTCTATTATTCCCGACTTGGATCGATTACTCCATCGGGAACGAGACAAGGGGTACTTTTCAACACCTCGGGCTTGGTAGGGGTGGCGAACTTTGAGTCTGGGTCATCGGAATACTCCCAGGTGAGTCTGGTAGGTCCAAACCCTCTCGTGCAGAGAGCGGCAACGAACTCGCGGTCCCTGTTCTATGACAACACCTTGAGTGGTCTAACCGCTGAAAATGTTCAGGACGCGATTGATGAGATTGCCGGAGCGGTTGTCTCCCCATCGTTGGATGTAGCCTATGACAATGGCCGGATCATCACGGTGGATGCTGATGCCGTTGAACTTCATGGTCCAGGCCCTATCAACGTAGCACCCCCTCTGAATCCAGCGAATGGTGACGGTACGCTTCGAGTATATCAACAAATCGAGGTGGGTGCAATCCCAAGTTCGGAAATTCTTGTTGCTTCCAACAACTTCGGAAATGGCCCCTCGATTGAGATGGGCAACTTGGTCCGAAATGCGGACTCGAACTTCGGTTCTTCGGTCTATCTTGTTGCGAATGCCACAGGTGCGCCGGATTACTACAACTACAATTTGAGAATCAATGCTGCGGACTCTGAAGGAAACAACCTTCTGGGCTCGACCAAGATGGGTAGCATTATTCTTCGGTGCGGGACGGCACTTTGCAACTCGGGTGTCAATGCACCGGATGGTGGAGACCTGTTCATGATTGCTGGCGGGGTGGAGGAAGCCTTGGGTGGAAACCCAGGCAACTTGTGGATCACCCCTGGCGAAACCGGACTTGGGGTGACAGGGTTTGTCAACATCGTCAATCCAGCGGCAGCAACTTCAGCAACTCTTCAGGGGGCTAACAACTTCGTAGACCTGGCAGCAACGCCAGCGGGTACCCTGACTTTTGCGACGACCTCTGGGAAGTCCCAGGTGACCTTCTCGGGTGGCGAGAACATCGCTACGATCATTGCTCTGTTCAACGATGACACGGGGATTCAGGCGACATGGGCGGGCTTGGGGAACCCCATTGTTCTGACCTCGACTTCGACCGGACCCGATGCGGAGCTAATCTTCATTGACGACTCCACGGGTGGTACGATCAATACCTATCTTGGTGATTTTTCTATCACTGGAGGAGCGACGTTCACACCGGGTACGTATCCCGAGTTCGTGTCTTTGTCCTCGAACGCGAATCAGACGCTTGTGGTTGGTAACGGGGTAAATGACCTTGTATATGACGCCGTGACGGGTAAGCTCACGGTTCCTGGTTTGATTGACCCTACGGGTATGATTTTCGACTTCTTCCCTGAAGCGAGTGTACCAACAGGGCCAAACAAGGGGGCGATTTTTGTATCCGATGGGTCTGGTGGGGCGACAAACACAGGAGCGATCTACTTCAAGGACTCGGTTGGTACTCTGTATGACTTGACCCTTGGCGGTGGCGGGGGTGCTCCGGCAACATCTACCTTCTTGACGATTAATACAGAGGGAGGACTTCCAAACTCTCGTCGTCTTCTTGGTACAACGGGTCAGATTACGCTCACTCCTTCCGGTGGCGATTACATCATTGGGATGGCGGATACGGCAGTCACGGCAGCTTCGTATACGCGACCTAACGTGACGATTGATGCCAAGGGCCGTATTACGGCAGCGGCTTCTACGGTGGTTCAGGCGGACATTACACGTTCGATGGTTGTTCCGACAGCCCCTTTGTCTCCCCCACTTCCATTTGTGGTCAATGAGTACCACATTCAGACCCTTCAAAGCGGTTTCGAGTTGGATGGCGTCAACAATACCTTCAACATCTTCGTCTCCCAGGCGATGGGATTAGCAGCGGGTCTTGCTCTCGTGGATATTCTCGTAGGCCCTCCGGCTGGTCTATACACGAGCATTTTGACGGCTCCTATTGACGTAGGGGTTGTTGCATCGGGGACGCTGATTACGGGAACCGCACCAAACTTTAGTGTCGGTCTTCCATACACAATCGCTGCGGGACAGGTGATTTATTATCAGATCACGTATAACGCTATCCCAGCAACAGGGGACGGGTTGGTAGTATCTCTGGTAGGAGAGATTTGAGATTTCGCGCTGTGAATCATGTCATCTGGATATGGTAACGATCCGTTTGGATTCGGACCCTATGGGTCTGTAGAAGGTGTCATTGTCACACCACCAAACCCCCCTGGTCTTGGCTATGGGGGTGCGGAGTATGGCTATGGTTCATATGGGTCGATTGCCTTCCCAATGCCTACTCCTCCGATCAGTGGGGGGTACGGGGGATGCCCATATGGACTTAGCTCCTACGGATGTATCGGTTCATCCCCACCTCGAATCGTCAATGCCATCTCTCTCAATGGCTTCCAGATCGAGCTTTTCTTCTCCGAGGAAATGCTCATCGACGCGGACTTGACCAATCCCGGTTCGTACACGTTGAACTCGATTCTTGGTGCTGCGGCAGCTACCGTTCTTTCGGTAGATCTCGGTGTCATGGGCACCTTTGGCCCTACCAGTGTGATTTTGAATCACACTGGAACTACACTAGGAGGTGTCTACGAGATCGTAGCTGTAGGCCCAAAGGCTGCGGATGGTGGAGGAAACGTCGAGTGGGATGCTCCCTTCAACCGAACAACGGTTCTCTGCAAAGGTGAACCTCCTGCATTTACGGTGACCCCTATTTCTGGCACGGAACTTTTGTACCAGTTCGATCAGGATATGCTCCCCGAATCAGGATTCTCTCCTGGCATCGAGGACTTGAATGCCTATGTCTTTGAGTCTACATACCCGATCCCTATCATTCCTCAAGCTGTAACTTTCCCTTACAACTTGAACAATACGCAGGTCAAACTTGATGTCATTGGAATGACCTCCGCTACGTACAACGCAATCGTAGGCCCAGCGGAAGCTATCATTTACGATGCAACTTATCTTCCTACTCAAAGCACCGAGTTCCAGGTGCAAGAAATTGGCTCTGGAACAGTAACCGTAGGAAGTCAAGGACTCCTTGTGAGCAAAAACCTCGGGGACACATATGCCCTTCGTTTTGCGGATTTGTCGGGCAAGATTCTGCCCAACTCGTCTTTCCGTTGTGACGTGAGTTTCGACGTGTCAGCTTCGGGAACCATATCTCCCGCTCTGGGGGACACGCAGTTTCTCTCTATTCTCGTCTCGGATGGGGCCATTGGAGCAACCCTGACTCTGTTGAGAATCATGGGGGTAGACTTCATTGAGATCAGTAGCGGTGGGTACTTCGTCTCTACAATGGCCAACTGGTCCTCTGGACCAACCACAGTCTCCCTCGTTCGCAATCAGAAGGCAGACACGTACACGGTCGTAGTCAACGGGGAGCCCATCGTGTCGGCCTTGACGGGCTCGTACACGGGGTTCCCAGGTATCCCCTCTGGTGTACAGGTCACCTTTGACCCGGTTGGTCTGTACCAACTCACTGGATTTCCTTTCCAGGGGATTCGTTTCACGTCTACCCAGACGGTGTTCTCTGCGGCTTGGAATTTCCTACATCAATGGGGTTCGAGCTTCGTGGGGAGTTCCGCTCTGACAAAGAACTTCCTTCTCACGCAGAAAGGCCCCTTGGTGAAAGGTTGGGGGGATGCAACTCCAGCGACGAAAGAGGATGTCAGTGTAAAAATCAACGGTGTGGAGGTTGAGATTGATTCCGTCAACCCATACTACGGCAAGATTTTTCTCACCATCCCGATTCCCTTGATGCCTCCTGGGTTTCTTCCAGACATCGACGTGGACTATATTTGGTTCTACAACCCGGTGTTCGTCATGGAAGGATTGAACACGCTCGGATTGGTGTTCAACAAGTACAACCCGTTACCCCTGTGTCCCTTGGAAAACTCCACAGACGCACCTCCCTATGTTGAGGGGGGTTTTGAATCCACGGAGTTCTCAAGATTCCCTTACGGACTTGCTCTGAATAGCCTCCCGATTCGCCAGCCGCTATTGCGAAGCCCTCGATTCGTTGGTTTCCAGAAGTCATATACGGCGGCTCTGAATAGCCCTACGACTCTCCTTCTGAATCGTAACAACGTTCAAGTCGCTTTGCCAGACCAAGAGCGTTCTCCAGAGGGGGAGACCGTGTTTTACGACGCAACGGAAGATCCTACTTTGTCCACACCGGCTTGGATTCAAGTTGGGGGTGGAGTTGGGCTGGAGGATACAATCCCTGAAGACAGCATTTTTGCCAATGAGACGTTCCTTCTAGCCAAGGACGAAGCTGGTTCCTTCGGTACCGGAGTTCCCTACTTTTTCTACCGTGATGTGGACTTCTCGTTCCCATCCTCATTTGTCTACGTAGTACGATTTCAGGTAACGGATGACATTGTGCTTCAACCGCATGGTGTATTCACCGGAGTTGGTTTCGGAGTTCACACGAACAACCACCTGTACCTCGTTGGGTGTTTGTTGGTCAATGGAGTGCAGCATGTGGGTATTTTGGTAGACCCTGCTCACCCAGAGGAGCTAGACTCGTGGAAACTCGCCTATGGCGTTGGGATGACGATTTTGAGCGCCACAGATGTCTTGGTGAAGACTTCCGATCTTCCCGTGTCACTACAGCAACAGACCACGGACTGTGACGCTGATACGCAGTTTCAGATCACATTCGGAAGTCAAGCGGGGGTGTTTAAAGTCATTGGCATCCGAAACTTTGCGGATGGAACTACGAGACTGACACTTGACCCTTCGACCCCCTTCCCAGGGGACTTCACCGTGTTCGGTGGAAATTATATCACGGGGTATTTCGAGACGCGATGGGACGGGAATGGAGAGGACAATAACTCGACGACCTACCGACTGATCGTACAAAATGACATCAAGTTGGTGCCCAAGGGCAAGGCGGAGTTGTTCATTGGAGGTTCTTTGTCTGGGAAGGGCTTGGTGCTCGAAGGTGCGCCTCCCTTTGCCATCCCTCCTGATGGAATCCTTCAGTACCCCACAGGTGAAGAGGGAGAGGTTTTCTGGGGGTCTTTGGATCGACAGGCGACGAATGCATCCCGTTGGAATTTCGTGAGGTATGCGCTACAGACGGGCCAAACGACGATCAACTTCCGTGGCATCGTGGCGGCAGCGGAGATGGCCACCCTGCCCGAGAATGACCCTAACAATATCTGGTTTTTGACTCAAGAGTTTGGTCTGAAGGAAATCCTTCCCAACCCAGGAGACCCAAGGTTACTTCTGAAGGCGACAAGTTCGAACACTTCCATTGGAGCCGAAGGTCTGGACTTGACCATTGGGTATGCTCGGATTGAGCCTTTTTTGACGAGACGCCTTGCGATTGACGTGGATAGCACATTCCAGGTAGACAGCGGTGTGCTCGGTGCTGGAGATGCCGAGATTCTGGTCCGGGATGGGACAAAACAAGTTCTCCTCGCCTCTCTTTTATACAGAGAGCTAACAAAACGCGAGCTACTTTATCTAACTAACATTAGCCTTGCTGGTCTTTATGTTCCTACTAACCAAGGTTGGACAAAGACTGGAGCTATTAGTCAAGAGTTTGTCGATGGTAAGCGCATCAAGTTTGGACAGGAGCTTGGAGAGACGGTTGAGTTCACCTTCGACATCTATGACAAGTTCGGATTCGTGGTAGACCCAGGGCGTATTTTCGAGGCTCGTTTCACCGTAGATTCGGTGACAACGACTGACCCCTTGGGGGACACGGGTATTTTCTTCGCTTCGGATGTAGGCCCGGAAGCATCGTCTCGCGGAGTTGGTGTAGAGCTTCGCACCGGAGGGGAAGTTTTTCTTTTCTCTCTAGCAACCGGAACGGAGGTCGCATCTTTCAGCTTCGACTGGGAAGACCAAAAAGAACATGTCTACCGCATCGTGGCGGATGCCAATGCCGACTTAGTGTCTTTGGTCATTGACCATACGCTGATCGGCTCGGCTCCATTGAGTTCCTTCGATTTTAGCTCGACAGCGTTCACCGCAACATTTGGATTCTCAAACCCACTGACCGAGTGTTTTGTGGTGATGTCTGATTTGTCCGTATCTGTCATGCCACCCCCTGATGCCAAGAGAACCTTGGGTGTTTGGTTGGGAGGGGATAAGTCCAACATCAATAACTGGGAGATCCCGCGTACTGACTCTCTGTCCGTACCAAACTCCGATCTTTCGGCGATAGTCGAAGTTATGGATTGGAGATCTCCAACACAGATTCGTATTCACCGGGATCCTGAGTGGGGTGTTACGATCTTGCGACCAGATTTGCCACCACCTCCGTTCTTCACGGGCGACTTGTTTGCGAGTCAGATTACGGAACCGAGCGCGGGTTGGATTAATGTCGAATATCGTCATCTACCTCCTGTTGAGGACAAGGACATGTTCGGATTTGTGTCTTTTGGTGCTTTGGAGGCGGCGTCGATTACTCAGCAAAGGTGGGAGGATGTTCGATACCGTATTTACGAGTATGCTTCGGAGAACATCATTGCTCCGCACCACATGCTTTTCAATCAGTACAATGTGATCACTTCAGGTGAGCTAAATAAGGACATCACGGTTGAGACAGCGGTTGTGCTTTCTCGGAATAGCTCGACGATTGTGCTTTCGGATTCTGCGATGTACGCAGACCAAGTGTTCAATATCTCCTATGTCAACAAAGCGGGGAACACGGTTTTTTACTACCCTCCAGCGATTGAGTTCGACAAAGAGACTCAGACCATCACTATCGTAGCACAGAACAATTTGGCGTTCCAGCCAAGTCAGGACTTGAACGACGTGGAGGAAGAGGGTGTTATCAATCAATCGTTGAACGATGATAACTGGCCTTTCGACAACATTGGAGAGGTGTTCCAGCCTGATGATGACCTGGAGTACAGTACGAACCCAAACCCTCCTTTCCTACCGGACCCTGTTATAGTCCCTGTCACCATCAACTTCGCCCCTGGGAAGCCGTTGACCTTGACGTATCTTTGCTCACAACCTTTGTTGGATGGAACGACCTTGTTGAATGAGGGGACTCCGATTTACACCAAGAGCTTGATTGGTTCATTTGACCGAGACGTGGCCTTCGGTTCTCAGGTGAACGACCCCTATGATTTATTGAACACGGACCCGGATTTTATTCTCAACGATCCCTTCCGGTATGTGGAGTTCACCAAGGCCAAGCCTAGTGAATATGAGGATATTGAGTTCTGTGAGGTCTCCGAGGGAGACTCCTGTCTCCTGTCGATTTTCTGCGACAACAATGTTCCAGGGGCTTCTTCATCTCCAGCGAATGGTGGGGCTTCGCAGCCTGGAGACATTGGAAACGGCTTGATTGGCTTGGATTTGTCCGGTTTGGCGTTCACGGAGATTGAGACCATCACATTCTCCGATGGACCCACGGGACCATTTAATGCCCCCCTATCTTCCGTGTTTCTGAAGAACAGTGGTGGGGATGCGGATCCGGGTGGGTATCTTCAGGATGCGATTTTATTCACGGGAATCGGCTCGGGGACGCCTAATCCGATGGGGTCTGACGGTAATGTAGGATGGTCAGTTTTTGGAGTGCTGTACGACACTACAACCAATACCTCCACGGTACTCTACTTCGGGACCGAAGCCCCTGCTCCGTAAATCGTTTATCCCTCTATCAGAAGGAATTTGAGAGAGATCTAGTTCTATGGCTATCATCAGAGAATATGTGAATAAAATCCGCTCTGGATTTAAAATGGGGGTAGGTGCAACATATGCGGAACCTCAAACTAACTATATTGTTCGTGGTGATGTTATTTTTGACATGCGTGATGCTCGAACGGGCGAACTTCAACTCTACAAAGAGAAAAAGAACGTCGTAGCATTAGACGCGGGACTACTGGTAGCTCGACTTCTTCGTAATCCATTGGAGCCAAAGAACGGCATCAACATGCTTGCGGTGGGCACTGGAGCATTGGGTCCGGTGTTAGCTCCAAACCCCCCAAGTCAGGAACAGAGACGCCTGAATGAAGAGATTTTTCGTAAGACGTTTGCGGACGTGCCTTTCCGCGATGCCAACGGTGCGGCATCTGCGATCCCAACGAGAGTGTTAGACTTCACGACTGTTTTTGGAGAGAGTGAGGCGGTTGGTCCTCTCAATGAGATGGGGTTGGTATCCACGATCTCCAACAACAATGCGGTCAAAACCCTCAGCCCTAACTTTGCAGGCCAAGGTGGTCAACCTTATGACCCTACCATTGATGTTACCAATTACGATACACTCGTGAACTATCTTACCTTTGGTGTGATCACCAAGCCTGCAACTTCCATTTTGACGATCACCTGGCGTTTGAGCTTCTGATGTCACGCAACAAGTATTTCCCTGGGACTCTTGTCAGCCGGTACCTCAATCCCGATGGGACTGGGTACTCGAATGTTGTCTATCAAAAGGGCAAGCTGGTACTAGATTCCGAGCTACTGCTCAATCAGTCCCTTCAGGATTTACAGAGAGATCGTTTTCTTGCTCGTCAGATTCCTTCTGGATTCATCCGAGGTCAGGCTCGCGGGGACAGCTACAATGACTTCAGCTTTGATCAACCTTGGCTTCCCGGCCCGGTGTTGAACCCGAGCTTTACTCCCAACTCCTTCCACATGCGGAAGATTCAGGCCCTCGTAGCCGGACTTCTCGTGGACGTGGACTACACAAATACGAACACCCCTGGGGATAACCTCATCCTTCTCAATGCGCCTACGGTGTATGACGGAACCCCGTTGACGGCAAAAAGAACCGATTTCGTGTTCCTTGAAGTGTGGTTGTCCCTGATTTCCGCATCCCCTCGTTCCAAGGGGACATTTCTGGTCAAAGACCCGGTGACAGCAACCGCTGGCATCGTCATCAACGTCGATGGTGTCGCTTTGACGGGTGTTTTAATCCCACCCGGTCCTAACCAGTTCCAGATTTTCCCCGCAAGTGCTTCCAGTACGGCGAGTTCCTTGGCTACGGCTATCAACACGTTCGTTCCAACCGTGACGGCAAATCCCGTAGGGAACATCGTGCAAATGACGGCTGTGACTCCCGGTGTCATCGGGAATACTATCCTGATCTCCTCGACGCAACCAGCGGCTATCGTCAGATCTAACGCCACCTTGTCGGGAGGATTGGACACACCGAACAAACCAACCCAGGATTCCGTCTATCGCAACGGAAACGTGTTGAGTTCATCTTCGGTTGCGCTACCGGATGACATTGAAGACCCTGACGTTGGCGTAGAAACTACAAAGCGGATTCAAGTTCAGTATCGGATTCGTACTACGACTTCGATAACAAATCTGAACTTTAAGACAGAGGCGGACGGGTTTTCCAACATCAACATTCTTGCTCAAGGGCCGAACACAACTCCGATTGTGAACTACCCCTTTGTTCCAGCCGACCTTTCCAGTTTCCGCTTGAATTCAGACGCAAGGGAGAACACAGGATATGGGCTACTCGACAACGGGCTTTATATTGCGGGTAATGGGAGTTCGACTTCAGCTAGCGATCTCAACACTCTGGACGGGTTTATTTACGCGATTCCGATAGGGTTCGTGTTCCGTCGCAATGACGCTTATAATGGTGGCGCAGGAACCGGCTTTGACCCGGAGAACAACACCAATGGAGGACTGACCTACAATCACGGTCCTTTTGCGAACCCTTACGTCTATGGTCTAGTCAACCCTGGGTTTTCAGACAGACCGGATGGAGCTTTTGCAGACGCCATCAATGAGAACGATATTTTGGATCTTCGACGCACGGTGAAACCCAACGGGGTGGATCTAGCGGCGGAGCTTCAGTATCAGATTCAGGCCCTCCAGGACGGTAACTACCGAACATGGGCGATTGACACCGCTTCCAAGCAACAGTTGGGGAACGGCTCAGGAGATGTGTCTCCTCGAAACCTCGTGTGCAACGAAGTCGGACGCCTTGCAGCACAAGGAGGAAACCCACCACTTTCGGGAACTACAACCCGTGGTGGAACGGTTCGAAACTTCGACCACTTCGCGCGTCGCTTTGGAGATCAGCCGGTAGTTGAGCGAGTTGTTCTGGAGTTCCGACCAACGGATACTATTGGAGCCAACCCTGGCAAGTATGTCAGCCGCCCTCTCTATGCTCTGGGGTTCAACGGTTGGGCAGAGGGGGACACACTGACCCTGGATCTCTCAAATCTGAATGTGACCACCATTGGAGACTTCGATCCCGCTGGGGCTACGGTTCCAGTTGGATACTTCGACTTCTATGCTCCACCGGGAACAATCATTACGGATGTGTTGAGCGCCTACCACGATGACGGGAATTTCAATGCCGCCGTGGACCAGAAGGTACAAATCGCTACCGTAGTTGGTATTGGTACTACGGTCTTGCAGGTTGGTTTGGATGTCAATCCAAACCAGGTTACTGGTGGATTGCCTTTGCCAGCGCATGATATGGTAGGAACGTCGGGTACGGGAGATGTTGGTTCTACACGTAGAATCTTCTTGGAGGTCGAGGTTACGTACCCACTTGGAGAGGGTTTGACGGATACTCCTGATTGGGAGATCGAGCCCGATGCTGCACCCTATCCATATGGCCCTATGTTGGAGAATGACGTGCCTTTTGGTAGTTCCCAAAGACCTACGGACATGGAACGTCCTTTGGCTCCTTCCTTCCGACAGGGGTTCCGAGAGGTGATGACCGAGTATGTCGCCAACGACCCCACGGGCGGTGGAAACCCTGGAGTTCCGATTGGCACCTTGACCCCAGAGACGGTGGTTTCGATTGACCCTTTGACGGTGAGAGCACCCCGTCGAGTTTACGGGGACATGTCTACTACGGTGGCGATCACGGACCTGAACGATGCGTTGCCTCGTTCTACGGATGACCCTAATACGGACTACGGGGCTTCGACACGGATTGTTCGGTTGGAGAACACTGGTATTGCCCCAGCGGTTCCTCTTTCTGGAGCGGGACAGACCTTGGTGAATATCCAGTATTTCGCACAGGATGCGATTCCTAACTATGGAGCACCGGGTTTGGGGTATCAACAGTCGTTCTATTTCCGAACCAATGCACCGCAAACGGCGGGGGTTAAGGAGGGAACGATATCCGTGCCAGGAAACGCTGTGTTCCCATACACCGGGACGGACCCACTTCCAACACCATTGTTGGTGGAGCCTTTGTACGTGAGTGAGCAAGTATGGACGGGTCAAGTTGGGATGGGCAGTGTTGAGCTTCCGTTCCCTTACTTCGCACCCCTAGACCAGATTCCTGTCAATGACGGAAGAACGGAGATTCCTCCAGCGCCTACGACTTTCCCAGGGGAATGGTACTTTGCTGCAACAGCGAATGTGTCTATTGCGGACTTCGACGCACAGGTGGGCACCTTGGCGTTGCAACAGTTGGTACCAGCGGACGGCTCGACCCTTTGGAACATCGGAGGGGTGTTGACCACGGAGGTGCCTTTCAAAGATACGGAGTTCCGAGTTGTGTTCCCCTTCATCAACCGCGATGATGCTCGACCTACGGCGATGGCACAACCGATGTCGAACGTGATTCGTCATAAGGTTTTTGTACCTTGCCTTGTTCGAGCTTTGCAGGACTCGGCTTTGTTCCGAAAGGATGAGGTCTTGCTGGTTGTTCTGACTCGATGGGGTGAGTTGGATGATGAGAATGTCATCAAATTCACAGACTCGGGCAATCACTCAGGAGCAGCGGTGTTCCGAACCAAGAATCTACTACTAATCGCAGGAAACCGGGAGTAAACGTATGCCAAGAAAAATCAACCCCGGCATCATCAAGAACGGGTCAGGACTTGCAAATGTGGATAGCGTAGACGCCAGTGCGTTTACGGATTCCCTTGTATTGGGCCAACAAAGCGTCACCAAGGCGATTGCAGAGGGCGACCAAAAACTCGGGAATGCCTACCAGATTACGACGACGGGTACGTTCGGTCAGTACTTCACCCAGACCGTTCAAGGGAATCTTGACGAAATTGCCGCCCTCATCCCTCAAAAACCTCCCGCATTGGGGGAGTATTCCAACATCTTGAATTTCTCGGGTATTCCTGATTGGGGGTATCTGAAACTCAACGACGCAGGGTTGATTGCTCGGGGGTTGGTAATTCCTCCCGATGTAACGAACCCGAACTCGGATCGTGATATCTATCCGTACTACTGGGTTCCCCCAGAGGTTGCGGATGACGACAACGGGACAAATCCGCTGCCATTCGTCCCCCAAGGAAATGATCCAGCAACGGACCCAGTGTTCAATGTCGCAGACGTATTTTACAGCGGAGGTGGGCCTGGGATTGCTCATGCTGGTGGATTCACTCGCTTTGGAGCGGTGATCGAGACGGCTCGTGTTATCCCTCCAACTTCGTTCCCCAATGTTGTCATTTCAGGGGCTCTGTTCCCAGCGGATAGAGGTGTATTAGCTTTGATTCACTGGCCACCCGGAGCGGATAGGGCAGGCTTCCTCCTTCAAGCCATCGATCAACGATGCCCCGCAGCGATCTTGCTCGGACAGGGCATCAATGGTGCATCCCCTGATTCTTGTGGTGGAGGTGCTGGGGGTATTTTCTCCGAGGGGGATATATATGAGTTCCCAGGGCGTGCGACCGGGCAGTTGGATTTGGTAGAAATTCACTCGGGATTTAACTTCCAGACGGGATCTCCGTTACCAGCCGGACCATTACCAGCAGCAGGTAAGGTGAGACTCGGTACAGATCCAAGTGCTGGTCCTGTGGTTCCAGGAGGTATTCCTATCTTGGGTGGTACGTCGATTGCGGATGGTGGTGGAGATGACAATAACTTCTTCAGGTACCGACTTCCTTACTTAGAGGACTACTCAACCACAACAGGAATTAAGTACACCCCAACGGTGGAAAAACCTCGTTATTTCACGAAGCCTGTCATTTCATTGGACCCCCTTGTAGATCTGACACAGGCAGGTAACTACGACAACTTCGGGACGGACTATTGGACCTACCAAGTCGCTCGATACCGTCATCGCTTTGAGTTCATCACCGCATGTGGATGTCCACCGGGCGTTCTTGTGGATGACGGAACGTACATTTTACTGCATTTCAAGTCCGAGAGAAACTTCGAGGCTTTCGTCCGAGACGGTATCTTCCCTGATGACCCTACAGACGGGTATGAGCTTTGGGGAGCCGGGTTGGTGGACTATGCAAACCCAGAGAGCCCTGACAATTTGACCCAGGGCGGTCTCCCAGCGGATTTAGACATCCCCGCTTCTACAGCGTACCACACGATTCGAAGCGCAGTCGCACAGGACTTGGACATCGTAGACCTGAGCGCGGTCGATGCTACTTACAACTTCACAAACACTGTAGACAGCGTAATGTCCGTATCCGGTGTCCAATACTTCGTCAGCAACAATACGGCTCCAGGAGATGGATTCCAGATCAATGATGTGAACCTATTGGTAGATCGAATCTATCGAAACAGCTATCTATTGGGTCAGTCCTCGGTAGCCTCGGATATCACCCCCGGTCTTCGACATCGCCAACCGTTGTTCATGTACGTCGGTGGGTTCACCTCGACGAATCTCATGAATCTTCCAGGGATCCCAACCTTTGCTGGTGTTCCTTTGCCACAGAGAATTGAGTTCAACTATGTGGAGATCGGAAACCCAAGCGGACCTTACAGCTTGGTTGCAGGTCCAGCCGTGGGCGACCAGGCTTCGCTAGTTCTGACCCCTGTAGATCCACCTCTGTTCTTCTTCGGTGATGATATCACTTGTCACTTCTGGAAAGATGCTCGGGTACGAGCTTTCGGACGACGACCCAAGGACCATGAGACGATCGCTGGTTCCGCCATCGAAATGCTGTTTGACCGACCCGGTGGAGACCGATTACTCTTTCACACGACCTCACAAGGACCGAACTATGTGAGCTTGGGTGAATATGGGAACTTCACCGTAGCCCCTAACAACTTCCCGCGTGCTGGGTTGGAAACGGCTCGGAAAGACACGGAGGAGCTTTTCCTCGATGAAGTTTACCGATGGTTCATTGAAGGCATCCCTCTTGCCGAAGGCCCATTCGACGGAATACGAGGTAATATCACCGGACCCGGCTTGCCTTTCGTGACCGGGAAGATCGAAGTCCCTGTTCGAGTGGGATCGAGTAACCCCGTGACCTTTGGTCAAGCGAGCTTCTTGCAACAAAACAAGCATTTAGTGGATCTTGCCACCGATTTAACCGTGAACCGTGAACTTCAAGTAGGGGGTTTCCCCGACAAGAACCCACCCTTGTCAGAGGGCGTGACCGGACCTGTTCCACAGACGGGTCTCCTGCAATATCCTAAGCTGAATTTTACGACCGGATACCGTCCAAGTTTCCTTGCGGGAGATATTACGAATCCTCAGTTTGATTACACGACAGCAACGGGTGACAGGAGCTACGTTCGAGTTTTTGACGTAGGCTTCAAGAATGCGGCACCTGAAGATCAAACCCCTGAAGCTGAAGGACAACCCTTCACCAAGCTGTTTATTCGAGGGTTGACGCTTGGGGACATCGTGTACTTCCCCGGTCTTGGACCTGGAAATGCGGCTATCTCGATTGAGGTAAAAGTCCCAGGGTTGACTTCGTGGATGGACATAGGTCGTCGAGATGGAGACGGTCCAAGCAAGCAAGATCCTTGGATGGATGGCGCGGGTTGTCAGGTTGTCGGAGCGGAAACTTTCGATGCAGTCAATCCGACTACTGGGGAACTCGGTTGCCAAGTGAAAATCAATGTTGGCCCCGTGGCGACGTTCTTCAAGAACCTAGACCCTTCGATTGAGCAAGACATCATTCCTTTGATGGTCAAGGTGACTATTAAAGACACCCCTGAAGGTCGAGCTTTGGATTGGACACAGGGGACTGTGAACACTCAAACCTCTGGATGCCGAGGGCTCGTTGCTATCGGTATTGTTCCCAAGAACGGGTCAGTTCTAAACCCAATTCCTATCGCGTGATATCATGCCTACCTTTACTGACCAAGATAAAGCCATCCTAGACATCTTACGTAAGGTATACGAGAAATCGGCCTATACGGAGGCGTCTCGGGATCCGTGGCAGGAGTTGTTCACCCGTGAGACCTCCCATTACGCAGCCAAGTCCGTATTGGCCGCCAGCATGGTCAAGGGTTTTACAGGGTCATGGGCGGCTTCGTTTAACTTCGGTTATGGGGCATCGGACATTTTCCTCTTTGATTCCTTCACGGAAACGAATCAGGATCTCAATGGGGCGACGCCTACACCCATTCGTGAAGTCACGTCCAAGTTGGGACAAAGAGGTGTTCCTGACATTGACTTCGTTCCCTACAACTGGAGAACCAATCGGTTTGGAAGCAAAGGCCCTTCACTTATCGGCCATCCGATTTCTTTCGAGGTAGTTGGCCCCACACTTAAATCTCCTGCATGTGATTGGGTCTGGGATTTCGTTCCCGGTGGTGGTCCAAACGGTGGAGACCTGTTAACGATGGCGGAACGGTATGACGGTGGTGTCCCTACTTGTACAACCATCGCAAGCGCCTACAACTTGCCTACCTTCACCATTGGGAACTCCAGCGAACCCAATGGAGGATTGTATGTGGTAATCTCAGATGTGGGTGCGGACCCAGGGTCGATGCCTCCCGGCAAAGGAGAGGAGATTCAAGACCGATACATCGAGACACTTCCATATGAGCTTTTTCGAGTTGCTTCGGTGGGTGCCAACTTCATCGAGCTTCATCCTTCCAAGCCATTGGCTCCTTTTTTGACCTCCCCCTTTCCAACCCCTGCGATTCGAGCCATCACGCTCTTGCAGCCCTTCGTGACGAAGCTAGTGGCGGTACCGAACTCGGGAGCGGGGAAGGGTCGTGAGCAAACCTTCATCGTTGTGACCCCCGAGAGAGCGGCACAGAGCGATTTGTACCCTCCCTATGACGGTGGCAATCCTGGAGATGGGACTTGGCTTCAGGGCGGATTCACGGGTGCAACAGTCGTTGCGGGTAGCCCTTCGGCTTACGGCGGGAGAAACATTCTTCCAGTGCCCGTTCCTAGAGATGAGCGAAACGGTGAGCTAGACAGAGATTTGGTTCCAACCTATCTCCCAGTGGGTCGATTCCGAATGCAAAATACCGCTGCTTTCGCTTCGGACGTAGGGGATATTATCAACGTCTACGACATCGCCAACGGAAACAGAGCACCGACGACTTTCTCATCGGACTCCGTTCTCGGGTGGTTTCAAATCGTAGACCAACCCAGCCCTGGGTATCTTGAACTCCAGCGAACGGTAGAGATCGATCCCACCTCTGGGAACACCTATTTCGGTCCCGGACCTTTGTTGACCGCAGCGGACAATGCACAGTCGTATCTCTCGTACACGGTGCATGACCCTGTGTCCGTGCTTTGGGAGGGGAACTTCAAAGCCGACTACGTAGATTCCTGTCGTTTGACGAATCTGATTGATCCTCGTTATGTAGAGCGGCTGGAGAAAACGATTTCACAGCCGTCAGCGGGTGGAGACCCACAGTATGCTCCTCCAGGAGCGAACGGAGGGCGAAGTGACCGTGCTATTTTCAACACGGCGACCTTACCGAATCTCTCGGGTATCCGCTATGCGGACAACCCAGGAAGCCTTCTAGACCTTGGATTCCGAATGGTCCTTTTTCCCGCCAAGGATGGCGGAGGGTTCCCGATTCCTGACTTTGATCGCCCTATCTATAGCCGGGAAGCCATCATTGACGGTGGGTTAGATCCTAGCATCAAGCAGTACATCGACATTGACTACTCGGCGGGCATTGTGCGGTTGAGCGTTCCTCCTCCGACCTTGGGACGAGGTGGGTTACCCTCCGTAGCAACGGACATTATTCCGAACGGTATCATTGGCCCCGCTCAAAATGAGCGAGGGGAAGTCATCTTGTATGCCGCTTGTGTTCCGTTCTCTATGGAACCCGGTCAGATCGGTACCGGAACTCGTGTCACTGGGAAGAAAATCGGTTCAACGCACGACGTAGATGTTCTCTCGGATGAGATCGCAGCGTATGTAAATACAGTAGCAACACCGATTACCCCAGGACTTCCGGGGTTCACAAACATTGTTCTTGATCGCAAATGGGATGGCCCCAAGACGGGTGTGGTGGAAATCCGTGCTGGAAGTTCTGACACCGTTTCTTATGGTATCTGGCAATACAATGACGTACAGGATACGACTATTGTGCCTTTTGGTGGTATTGAGTTCACATTTAGCACTTTAATTGGAGTTCAGGCAAGACCCTCGAACAGCCCTCCTTTGGTCCCATTGAGTCCGAACAGTTCGTACTATGTGGTTTTGCGTCGTCAAGCGGCGACGGGCCAACTGGCGTTAGATCCGGGCGAGCTTTACGAAATTGGTCAAATCGACACTTCGTATGGAGCTTCGGCTCGTCCCTCAGCGATGAGGTTCAACGGAGCGGACGTTGAATATTTGCTAGATGGTTCCGTGGAAATCACTCCTCAAGTGGACCCACAGAGATGGCAGGCATGGGGTACGGTTCACCCTTCGTTGCGCACTCGTGTGTACAACGATGGTGGGGTGCCTAACCATGTTTCTACGTTTGTACGACCGGACGGATTGTTCAGCGATGCTGCTTTCTTCAATGAACATGGTCAGGTTACAACTCCAGGCCCTCTGCTTACGGTGCCTACGGATTATTTCCAACAGACGTTAGACACTTGCAGAAGTCAGTCAGACCCGGAGGGCCAGTATCTTCAGTTTACTCTTGCCAACCCTGGTGACATCCGGGCGATGGCATTCTTTAAACCTCTGGTTCGTACAAGTCACAAGTTCCGTTTTGTGAGCAAGTTCTCCTTCATTGCGAATGACCCGCTGGGGGACTTCGTGATGTACCAGGGATTCCTGAACCCAGGGGTATTTACGAACATTGCCAATGTGGCGTTAGCCAACCCTGGTCTTTTTGCAACGAACCCCTTCTTGGGACTTCGATTCCAGGGAGACCCCCAGGATTTGACCACCCCTTGGGAGATTATTATTTCCGATGGGGCGGGCTTTGTGTTGCAGGAACCCACGATTAGGTTGAATCCTCTCCTGTCGCATTATCTTGTCATTGAGACGGAGGCTGATGGGTTTGGTAGTCCCCTTCCAAATCGAATCAAGTTCGCCATTTTTGATGTTAACTTGAGGCTCCAGTACAAGCGAGTATTTAAGCCCGGTGAGTTCACCCTGCCTTCCGATCAGATTATGTACCCCTTCTTCGGTATCCGAGGAATCGTGGTTCCGGCAAGAACGGAGTTTAATTCCTACTACATGACCTATGTGACACGCAAGGGTGAACCTGGACCCCGCTTCTAGGTATTATGACTATATCTAGAGGCTGTTAGAACCGTGCGTATTTTGGCGGATATCTCATCGAATGCAATCCTTCAGGTGGAGAAAAACTCCCCGCTTGGGACGCCTATTTCTCACAATGGGAGGTACAGCATTCCTGTGCCGGAGGGAGTGTCCGTTAAAGTTCGACCGGGAAGCATTGTGCTTCCAAGCTCGTCTCCCAATTCGGTTGTTCAACAGGGGTATGCGGGATTACTCGCTCAAATGCCCTACTTTGAACATGTTCTGTTCAATCCTCTGATTGAGGCCACGGACATGGATGACCTGGACTTCTCTGGGATACTCAATGAGGGTTCTCCAGCGGTTCCTTATGGCCCACGGTTTCAAGTCGGACGAGGTACGGGAGGCCCGTTGCCAGCGGGTCATGCCCCCAACTCGGTAGCCATTTTAGAGCAAAACAATACGGTCGCACCTCCGAAACCCGGAGTTCTAGTCACGGACACGATTGATTTGAGTGTGCTGACAGGAGGGGCTGGAGCGGCTGATTTTGCGGTCTATTGGTACGTGTACGAGTTCGACACGACAGTAGATGTCAGGTCCACGGTTGGTACTTTTGCGAACCAGAACAATCCTTCGATTCGTCAGTTGATTGAAACAGACCAAGAGGCATCAGACTTCGAGGTGTTTATTTCGGTCAACGGCGGAGCCAACTTTTTCCCAGTGGAACGTCTCGTTCCCATTTCTTTCTGTTCCCCCACGAATGCGGTGAAACTAGCATTCAAAAACACGGGTAGTGTCAAGAAGTATCTTGCTACCTACGCAGTATTATTCTGAGAGGATTTGAGCTATGTCCGAAGATTTTGGCAATGGTGTAAGTCGTACCCTTTCTGCTCTCCAGCGACAGTTTCAGAACGTCGTCTTTCAGAAGGGCAAGCCCCCGCTGGATAGCGAGTTCAATCTTGTTTCCCAGGCATCAGGAGAAGCCCTCCGCCAGTTCGTGAGTAGTCAAGTCCACTCGGGGTTTTTCCTCGACCCAACCTTGGCGCTCGAAGATTTTGTTACGGACCCACTCAACTCGAATCAGTTCTTCCTCGGTACTCAAAAGAACGATGATGACGGGAACGTCGAGGAACTAGACCCCGTTGTTTTCGCCAACGTCAATGGTTGGATTATCCCTATCACCGGGACGATTATTAATCAACAGGGGGCAACGACCAATCAGGTTCGTTTAAACCCTCCTCCTGAGTCGGATAATCGTATTGACTTCGTGTTCCTTGAGGCTTGGCAGGTACTTGTTTCCGCCAACCCCAGCACGGACAACAAACCGTCCGCAAGTACGATTTGGAAGTACGGTAACACCGAATACGGTGGTGTGAACATCACAGATGATCTCGTAGACCCAACTATTGGATTTCCTACCACTCGTCGAGTTCAGTTGCAGTATCGGATTCGAGTCGTAGGTTCCGGTAACGGGGCTGGTTCGAGCCCGGATCTTTCGATCTACCCAGATGGTTTGGGAGACCCGAACATCACAGCACAGGGTCCAAATGACAGCGCCTCGGCTTTCGTGTATGAGAACATGCGCAAGGCATTGGGAGATGCTTCTCTTTGGAGGGCCGGTGACGGTGACCCAGATAATGCGTTAGGAACGGTAGATGGATATGTATACGCAATTCCGATCTGTGCAGTTTTCCGTCGCAACTCGCTTCCTTTCGTAGCGGCGACGCTATCAGGCAACCCCAACCAGAATGGTGCATTTAATCGCAACCCTTCGGCTATCCTTTTGACCAATCCTCTTGAGGGAGCTAAGAAGCTGACTCAAATGAGTCTAATCAATGCTCTACCCGCGCAACAGTTTACGGTAGACACGGTAGTTCAGGTGGATTTCGGTCAGGGCTCTGGGTTTGACGACCCTTCGATGGACTTGAACAAGACTTTCATGGTGATTGACAATGAGGTCATCGCGATCAAGTCCATCAATACGGCGGTGAACCCAAATCAGGTTGTAGTTCCAGCGGGAGGAAGAGGTCGATGGGGTTCGGACATCGTGACGCACGAGGGTCGAACAGATCCTACAGTTACGGGAACGGGGTCCAAGATCAACTTCTTCAACACGCGACCCGATGGTAAATTCGCAGACGAGATTGCTCAAGACGACATCTTGGATCTTCGACGTGGCATCAATATTGGGGATTGGGACTATGAGCGCCTACTGCTTCACAATATCGCCATGTTGATTCGAGGCCGTCTTCGTTCGACATGGAAGCAGGCGGGAGTTCCCGGTGGGGATACCGAGGGTGTGGATGTCATTGAAGTGGACTACCTTCTTCAAGACGGAGCAACGGCAGTGCCGAATGGGACCGAAGCGGTTGATGGTCCTGACGGTATTCGTCAAGTATGGTCTGATGCGGCAGCAATTCAAGGAGATGTCACGGTCCTCTGTGACAACGACGGGACGATTTCTTCAGGATTCGTTCAGACCCTTGATGACCTAGTTGAGTGGGATGTCGGAGCGGATTTCAAACCATCCGGTTTCATCAACAACTTGGGGAGCAATGGATACACGAACGGAACCACGATTTTCCTTCATATCGGAGGTGATGACGGAAACCAAGGTGCAAGAAAGACCTTCCGAGCTAACGGCACGAGAGCAGTACGCTTTGTATCTCCCAAGGAGTATTTCAAGCGTATTCTGCCTGAGACAGACACAGGGTTACAGACTCCAGTGTCTTTGCTGTGGACCAGTACGGATCAGGCTAATGCTGGAGTTCAAGCTCCAGGGGCCGGATTGCAGGCATTGATTCCTGCCAGTGCGGGTGAGTCACAGACCGAGCACCCAGGTCCAATGTACCCCTTAGCAGCCCAGAACTTCGAGTACCCATATCTCGTGACGGGTGGCGTCGTGAATAACGCTCTTGTGGTCACGGGCATCAGTGGAGCGACCCAGCTTATTGGTAACTCGTTGAATCCGACCATTCCTCTTGGTGAGGGTGAGATCGTTCTCCCAGGACTGAATTTCGATGCGGTTGGGGACTGGTATTCTCTCAATGCACAAGGGTTGTTTGCGAACAATCCAGGTGTTCTCAATTTCCCTCTGTTGAGAGGTCAGAGGACTCTGTTCGACATGATTACCAATGGTGGTCGTGATCGTACTGGAAACTCCTCGGAGTTGTACCTGATTCTTTTCGGGGATGATGAGACCACTGCGAACAACGGAGTTTGGAAGGTCATTGGAGCGGGTACCGCAACGGATGCTTCCGGGTCTGGTTTGACAACAAACCCAGCATCGGCGTCGGATCGAGTTCGGGTCAAGTTCATGACTGTAGATCCCTCTGCGGTTGCTGCTCCCTTCATCTATCAGGACTTCGACAACACGACAACCAAGACCTTGACAGCGCAGATTCGCTCTCAGATTACCAACGCTGAGGATGGTCCTGGTGCTGCGGTTGGTCCGGCTTCGTTGTGTGTAACACTGACCGATATCAGCGCAAAACTCGGAGGAGCATCTAACCCTTGGAGTGAGACGAACATTAACCCAAGTTCGCTTCCGGGATTCACCTTGGAGCAGCCCTTTAACGAGAAGCTGGTCATCAATCTGACTCTCCTGTATCATCCCGGTCGTGGGGCAACTCAGCGTGTGGCAACTCGTATGGACCGTGTGGCGATGCAAAGTGCGCCAAGCAAGGTTCTTCGTCAGTCCAAGGCGGTGCTGGACCCTACTTTCCCAACGGCCACGGGGGCACCCTCGAATCCAGCGGAAACACAGTTCGATCCAGTTCACGTTCAGACATGGAACCGTTTGCCGAGCTTAGGGTTGCCTGCACCCCAGGCTCCTAACTACGGAGGAAATGTCGTTCTGTTCTCCGAGATTGATCGTGAGAATGAGGTGTTCTTCGACAATGGGTCCAAGACTCTGGTACTCCGCCCCGTACAGCGTCAGTCTATGACGATTCAGGGGATTACGGTCACTCCCCCTACGGTTGGAGCAACCCTGCTTGGAATTCCAACGATTGACAATCCGAGCGCGGGGACTACATATCCCAACCCCGCATTGATTCCAAGCGGATGGGATGGCCCCAAGGACGATGCGCAGATTTTCACCACGGGACTTCGAGGTGGATATGCAGTACCACAACAGTATATGCCACGTTTTGGTCGTCAGGACATCCCTTACTACCAGGACAATGGCCCAGCTTTCGGTACGGGACAGTTCCTCGAAGGAATAAACCACCTGTTCCTGGACACCACGGATGTAACAAACCCCGTGTTCAATATCATCGGTGGTCAGGATAATCTCTCTGGAGGGAACCTAGTCACTCGATTCCTTCTTCAGACGGGGACCACGAGCGGGCTCGATTACGCTCAATATGGAACCATCACGGGGACTACAAGTCAAGCCTATCAAGCACGTTTGACTACGGAGATCGACAACTGTTGTTCCGGTGGTGAGGAAATCGCGGAGTATCTGGCCAATGTGACCTCCTCGGACTTCGGCACGGGACTTCGTGGTATCCAGCTTCCTCCTTATCTGGGAATTGTTCGTCTCTATGGTGTGTATGACCGTAGAGATTTCGTAGCCAAGGGTGGGGTGACCTACCAGGCTAACCGAGTCACCCCCGAGGCGAACCGAGCAACAAACTTGCTTCGTCGTGATGCGACCAAGCAGACGTTGTTTATTTGCAAGGACGGTGCGATTGATCTTACGGGTGAAGCTGACGACCACACGTACATTATTCCAGAGAATGTACTGGACCTCACTAAGTCTCCTTTCTATGCTGGAGAGGACTTCTCGGAGATGGAGTATGTTGTTGAGTTCACCTGCTTTGGGTTCTCAAAGGGCTTCATCAACAAGAACAACTTCGTCATGGCTCGCCGCCATAACGGACAAGGGGCTTTAATCACGGATGGGGACAACCCAGAGCTTGAGGGCGTGCTTATGTGCATCCCGAGCGCGGCTCCTGACTCTAGCCGAGTCTATGTGTCCTCTACACGTACTGTATACCAGGGAGACCCCTACTTCTCCAGAGCAGGAACGACAAGAACCCTCTCTGACTATGAGACTCGGTACGGACAGATTTCTCAAAGCGACGCTTTCGAGCTTAGCAAGAGAATTCAACAGTTCGACGCCAATGGAAATCAGATTCCAGAGATTCCAAATGCTCGTAAGTTCCAAGTTCTTGCAGCATTGGATTTCTACACGACCTTGGGATCTGGGAATATCGGTGGTCGTTTGTACCCCGGTACTCCTTTGGATGTGGGGTTCACCCAGAACACTCCCGATGCGGCAACGAGAATCCCTGCCAGTGTGACCACACCGGCTTGGAGAGTGCTCACCCGTGCGTTTACAGAGGGACAGCAAAAGAACAGTAGCCGAGCTTCGGCTATCCTGGAGATCATTGGTACCAACGCGACCTTTGATTTCGTAACGCCTTCGACGTTCTCGGTGCAGACTCTTTCGGGAGCCCTTGTACAATTCAGGGCGGTCAATGGGCCTACTTTGAACCCGGATGAGTTCGATGCGTCATCCCCGGACCCAACGGTTATCGCTCGTGAGCTTTTCGAGAAAATCAATGAGCGTGCTGACCTCAGTGACACGTTGATTGCGTTCAACGATATCGACAGCACTCAAATCGAGTTGGTGTCCCGAGTGGTTGGGGCTGAAGGGAACGAAATTATCGTTTCCATCAACGATGAGGAGAACTTCCTACTCAACGTTGCTCGAAGCGGAGATGAGGGGTTCAACTCTCTGATCACTTCGACCAATTTACGAGGTGGGGAGGACATTGTAGCTAACGGAGGAAATGGTACGACTCAACTTGAACTCACGGGTATGACGGAGCGGTTGCCGCTCGGTATTCTCCTTCAGGACTCGGACTTCATCGGGGAGAACCCTCTAAATGACAACACTTCGGCGTTCCAGACGCTTCTTGGAGGAATCCGTCCAAGTCAGATCTTGCTACCTTTGACTCGTTCTGGTGGTGAGGAGTACACGAGATTTACGGGAGCCCCAGGTGAGCTTATCGCTCAAGGGGATGGTGCTATCTTGGCGTATGGTGCGTATAATGCAACGACGAATCCTACGGGTAGCAAACGGTTCCGTTTGTTCCGTGGCGGTGGTTCTTTGTTTGTGCTCAACGGTCGTAACCCCGGTGGTCCGATTGATTGGGTTTCGGACACCTTGGAGCCTGCATTGAAGCCTGTGCTTAAAGGTGGATTACTGGCGTGTAAGGCTCTGTTGGTACGCAACTACGTGGAAAATGCGTTCTCTGACGATGCAGTTACCACAGACGGAGATGAGATTCAGTTGATTATTATCTCCCAGGGAATCCTTGGAGATGGTACGACTCAAATCCGAGGATTGGATCTCAATGGTATCATTTCACCAACAGGATTTGGTGAAGGTATGGCCGCTTCGGATCGTTACCGCATCGCTGGTAAGCCCATGTATCAGGGTCGTGTACGCACGGCGCCAAATCCAGATGACATTCTGCTTGCAGTTTTCCCTGGACGTAACGCCTTCTGATGCACCACATTAAACAATCAGACCTGACCTTTGACCTACGCCGGGACCATGTTCGAGAATTCCGGCGTAGGATTAAAGATACTCTTCGGTACGGTGGTCATTCGGAAGAACACCGAAAGTTTCTTGAGTATCAGCTATTAAAAGTTGAGGGGAACGGGGTATACTTGGGCGAACCTCCTAGACCCCCCGGAGCGATTGATGGAAAAGTTCCTGTCAAGAGACCGGAGATTACGCTAGAAGGAGCGAGCTACGAATACTTAAATCAGTTCCGCATGACGGACCTCATTGAGCTTGGAAAGACGCTTGGGTTGAATTTCGAGCAAACGACGAAAGCCGGGATCATTCAACGTCTATTAGAGACCGCAGATGACACAGAAAGACGAAAGATGACACAGAAAGACGAAATTCTAAAAGCCTTCTTGCAGAGGGAAAACGAACCTCAAGTTCGTGAAGTAAAAGGAGAGATTACACCTCTGACTTGTCGATGTGGTGGGTACCTACAAGAAGTACAGCATCTAGTGGAATTTCCAATCCCACAACCACCTCGTCATCGAAAGAAGCGGATCGCTAAAAAATGGAAGGTTCGACGGGAGAAAGAGTCAAGAGGAACAAGATTGATCAATGCTTTAAGTGGATTGATCAGTCGTCCACAATATAGTTGTTCGAAATGCGGGAAATCCGAAGGGTTTTATGCCGCGATAGGCCGGAACATGTTTCCGGTGCAACTTTTACCAGACGGTGCAAACCCCGTCTATCTAGAAAGCAACGGAGAATCAGACACATGAAGAAACTACTAGTCACACTTTCATTTCTAACCACGGCATTGTTTGCCACGGCTACCCTTGCAGCACCACCGGAGGGTGATACCTCTTCGACCGGCGCAGTAGAGGTTGTCTCTACCACGGGCGAGGCTGCTTCTACGAGCGGCGATGCAACCCCTGATACTTCAGGTGGTGAAGCTCCCGTAGCGGGAGATCTTGGCGTCGTTGCCTCCAGCACGGGGGGCGAGGAGGACAGCACCGGCAGTGATTCAGGTGCAGTGGACACCACTGGTGGTGAGACAGGTCCAGCCGAGATTGCTTCCGATGAGGAAGCAGTTGCGGCAGCGAAGGCCCTTTTCGGAGCCCTTCAGGTGGGTGACATCCCCCTGGCAGTTGCCCTGGGTTTGATGCTACTCGTCTATATCGTTCGTCGTACCCATGTCGCTGACATGTCGAACGCTTGGATTGCCGCTGGCCTCTCGGTCGTAGGTTATGTTGCCGCCGACCTTCTTACCGCTGGAGCAGGGAATGTTCTCAACTCCGTGATGAGCGGTCTGATGGCCGGTATTGCCGCCGCTGGACTTGGTGAGCTTGTTGTCGCCCGTCTGATGAGCGGTAAGGCCGAACCCGCGAAGGCCGAGCCTGCAAAGGCGAATGAGGAGAAGTCCGAGTAATCCTCTCCCCTAAAGAAAAAGCCCCGGTTAGTAACCACTGACCGGGGTTTTTCCTTTTAAGCGTGGGTATGATCTAATTGTCATGCGAGTGTACGTAAATCTCGACCCACATACACAAGAGGAAGATGTCGAAGCCATCCGTTCGGATTTGGCTCTGAATATGCGAAATGAGTATCCTCATGTGAGTATAGATGTTGGTATTGGATCGGCATTTTCAGTATCCTTTATTGGAGTCCCTGAGAAACTCAAAGCGGAAATCTATCTACTGATCAATAGTTACTTTCATGGCGAAGAAGACGACCTCTAAAAAAGTCCACCACGGATTGCAAGCAAGAAAAGGGCTACTGAAAGGTGCCCTTGATTTGTCACGTCTCGTAGGGGTTACATACGGCCCCTACGGTCGTAATGTCGTTCTTGACCGTCCCGTAGGGATTCTATCTACCAAGGATGGCGTCACCGTTGCTTGGGAATACGAACCTCAAGACCCGGTAGAACGCATGGGAGTTCGAATCGTACAGGAGGCGTGCTCGAAAGTCTCCAAGTCCGCTGGAGATGGGACAACAAGTACGGCGGTTCTGATCGGAGCTATCTTGCGAGAAGCCCATAAATGGGTCGTGGCAGGAAAAGACCCTATGCTCATCGCTCAAGAGATGCAGACGTTCGTGCAGGAGAGCCTGGAGGAGATGTTGAATCTCTGGAAACGTGATGTAAGCACGGACACGGACCTACTAACCGTTGCATTAAGAGCCTGTAACGGAGATAGGGAACTAGCAACGGCGTTGGTTCAGGTCATGGGCAAGATCGGAACGAAAGGCGTCGTTGTTCTGGAAGAAGGAAAATCCCGAGAGATCGAGATGGTTTTCAAGCAAGGGTTAGAAACTGACAGAGGTTGGGAGAGTTCGGATTTTTGTCCCTCGGATGACAGTAAGGTGTTTTTCGAGTTGCCCTTGGTCGCTCTGGTAGATGACGTGTTGGAGAAAGCCGAGCAGGTAGTTCCTATCCTCGAAGAAGCCTCCCAGTTTCCGCATCCTTTGGTGATCGTGTCCAAGGGCATGTACGGGGATGCGTTGAAAACACTCCTCATGAACCAAGAAACGGTGAAGTCCTGTGGGGTTCGTTGCATGGGACATCATGAGTTCATGAGAACACATTTAGAGGATTTAGCGGCGATATCGGGAGCAACCGTGTGGGCTAAAGAGTTGGGGGAATATAAGGCGGAGTATCTAGGTTCTGTTCAAACGGTCACGGTCAAGAAGGAGTCCTCGACATTCGTTGCTTTCCCTGATAAAAATGAGCAAGTAGCGATGAGAATCCGTCAACTGGAGAATCAACTCGTAAGCACGGAGAGTGTTTTCGAGCAAGATAAGCTCAAGGAGAGAATCGCCAAACTTTCGGATGGGTTTTGTCTTTTGAGAGTCGGTGGGGATACGGAGTTAGAGATCAAAGAACGTCGTGGAAGATTGGAGGATGCTTTGTTTTCCATGAGATTAGCGGTAGAGCATGGGGTGGTTCCGGGGGGTGGGCTTACCTTTTTCAAGGTTGGTCAGTTGTTGGAGGATGCGGATAGCATTGGAGAGCGGATACTATCTGTGGCTTTGAAGGAACCATTCCGCAAGATTTACAGTAATGGTGGTAAGAGTCCTCGCGTGTTAGAGGCTCAAATGGAGTATGTTCCAGTAGACTCTTGGGTAGGGTATACTCTTGATGGGATACGGGATGTGTCTCAAGGTAAGGGATTGTTAGATTCGGCATCCTCTGTGTTAGAGGTGATTCGAGTTTCTGTTTCGACCGCGAGTACTATTCTTACCTCAGAGGTTTCGATTACGAGTATCAAATGAGTGACAAATACAAAATCATACACGGAAATATGCTTGAAGTGTTGAAAACACTTCAAGAAAATAGCATCGACGCCATCGTTTGTGATCCACCCTATGAAATCAATTTCATGGGCCGAGGTTGGGACAAATCCGGCATCGCATTCCAAAAAGAAACATGGGCTGAATGTTTAAGAGTATTGAAGCCGGGAGGCTATTTAGTAGCATTTGGAGCGGCGCGAACGATGCATCGCATCACATGCGCGATTGAGGATGCCGGTTTCGAAATTCGAGACACGTTGCAGTGGGTTTTTGGAAATGGGTTTCCCAAGTCGCTGGACGTTGGTAAAGCTATTGCGAAACGTGCAGGCGGCGAAATCGAAGCGCGTGCAGCTATCGAGTGGATGAAGCGCGAACGGGAGAGGTTGGGTCTTTCCCGTGCAGCTCTTGAAGTCCGCATTTTCGGGCGCTGTGATGGCAACGTGAGGAACTGGGAGGACGCCATTTCGCTACCAAGGCCGGGGCTTTGGCCGCAGATTCGCGCGGCACTCGGGCACGGTGCGACGCTGTTCGACGCTGTGATGGAGAGGGGTGACGAAAAGGTAGGTGAGACAACCGGATCTTATGGGTATCAAGCTGACGGGTCTAGGTGGAAAAAGCCACGCGAGTTGCGAGAGCCGAACACAGAAGCAGCGAAAACCTGGCACGGCTACGGCACCGCACTAAAACCAGCGCACGAGCCGATCACGCTGGCCCGAAAGCCCTTACAGGGCACGGTCGCCGCGAACGTGGCGAAGTGGGGAACGGGCGGGATTGACGTTGACGGGTGTCGGGTCGGGGAGAGCAAGCGCGTGCCTGGTAACGCTAGCTGTGCTAGCGAGTATAAAGTGGGGCACATCGCAGAGGGTCACTACCTCAAGGGGCTAAGGTATCTAGCGGAAGGTGAGAGTTCCGGTAACGGTCCCAACGTAGGCCGCTGGCCGCCGAACCTCATCATCGACGACGGCGCGGGCGAGGATCGCCCATGCTGAGGGAGAGATTTCGTTAGAGGATTTGAATGAGTTATTCGGATGAGGATTGTATCAGTGATAAGGAAGCCCTTTGAGGGATCGACAACGCAAAACGTGTTGGTTCATCATGTCTCGTGTATCAACATTGACGGGACCACCCATCAAACTCACGGTGCGGGAAGCAACGGGATTTATGGGAAGTATGCTGCCATTCAAAGCAACAAAACACGAGGACAGGAACTTGGCCGTTGGCCAGCAAACTTGATTTTGAGCTACCCAGAGGGTGTTGAGACATTGAATCAACAAACAGGGTTGGAGTACAATGGGGCAAGGTTCTTCAGGAATGTTCTGCTATGAAACGACTAGATCTAGTTCACTACCGCAAGGGGTCACTAACCTCCGACACGGTTGAAGCCCTCCGTCATTTGGAACTTCGTACCGCCAAAGCTGATAAGAGCTTTGTTCTTCATGTCTCATCCCGTGGGTTGGAATCCATGAAATGGGGTGAGGTTAGAGAAAACCCTGGTCCTACAGGATGCCGACCTGAATGGTCTGCGGTTCCTACGGGACGAGAGATTTACCTCCGATTGGAAATCAACGACGACCAAGGACACCCAGACTCAAAGCGAGAAAGAGAACTTGCCTTGCTCTGGGGGTTGGCAATCCCTCTTGGTTTTACCCCGTGGGTTCGTTACCCCCTCCCTGGTCCCGGTGATGATGTGTTTCACTACTATGGACCGTGGAGATCGTTGATGGACAGTTTGATGGGAATGGGTCGTGGTGAGGAAGCATGGCCAAGTTTCTGTTGTGCAGCACAGGTTGATGTCGGTGCTTGGGAGGGGAATAGACCTACCGAGCGATTTGTTCAAGCGCAGTTACACCGTATGGGATACAATCATGGTCCCGTAGATGGAATGGTTGGACCTCGAACAGAGACGGCTCTCAAGGGGGCTGGATTGCATGGGTTGGCCTTATCAGAGGCGGCAAAAAAACTCACCTCTCTGGAGTCTAAACCAGCCCAGCGGACGAAAAAAAGGAAGGGGCATATCGTTCTCCCGGAGACTAATTTCTCTATAACTTCCTATGGACAGGTGAGAACAATCCAAACGGCTCAGGGGGCTGCGGTCGAACTAGATGGCCCTGGTCGGATTATCATCACCACGCAGGAATAATGACGAGATTACACGAAAAGGTCGCATGGGCATGGTTAGACCGATTGCTCGGAAAGAAGGTCGTTGAGCCATCTCCCTCCGTGAACTCTGATTTGTCTGATGCACAGAAAAAAGCGATCATTGATGACTCGTACCAGAGGATCAAAAAAGACCTCCTTGCGGCTCTGAAAAACGGTCATGCGGAGATTTTTCAACAAGCGGAGAGAGCGGGTCGTAGGTGGGGAGTACAACCATTGTTTCTCCTCTATTTCCTCGCTGAAGGAAAAAACTGGCCATCACGTCTTGATGCTACGGTGAAGGAAAAGCTGCGACTACTTCAGGCTCTTTTACTGAACTTTGGCGTGGCGGAGTTCTATCCGAACGAGATGGGGGAGTTCCCTGATTGGGACAGATTGACTTCAGCCATGATGGAGATGGGGACATATGGGTGGGGTGTTGTGGTCTGGAAGATTATCGTCCCGAGCTTTAATGCGGCGGTGAGTCGTGAGGCAAAGCGGGTGCTTCATATCTTCAAAAGACCGGGGGGTTCTAAAAACCCGGACGCTTTTTGGTATCTCTCCAAGTACTTCCAGAAGTCCTGGTGGCACGATAACATCCCCTACAAGCATATCATCCTGATGCTGACTAAAGAACTGTTCTGAAGGCGTATAATGCCTGACGTATGGATGAGGCATTAAAAGTAGCGTATGAGAAATTGAAAGAGATCCGGGGTCGCAAGGATCTCGCCCTCAAACCCAACAAGTACCTCAAGGACACCTTTACGGGATTTGATGGGCAGGAGTATCCGTTCAAGCTACGGTACTACCAAGTCCAAGGGGTTCTTCACATGGTTGTGATGAATCGTTTTCTTCTTGGGGACGACACCGGCACAGGAAAGTGCCAGCCGTATGATTCTCTTGTTCTGACTGACAGGGGTCTCCTAAAGATGGGGGAAATCGAAGATTGGTCAGACATGACACCTGATAGCTTTCGCCCTATGAGCAAAAGCCTTCATGTGTTAGTAGATGGGGAAAAACTCCCCATCAAGAGCTTTTACTATGGTGGGGTCAAGTCTACGGTTACGGTCCATACTAGGTATGGGTTTAAAAACACTGGGTCACAAGTTCACCCAATGTTAGTTCTTCGGGATGGTTCCCATCAATGGGTGCAGGCTAAAGATCTGATTGAGGGGGACTATCTTTGTATTGAGAGACGTGAGATGTCCTTCCCCGAGAGTGAGCCCAAGCTAATCGGGAAAGGCCCCTTGGAAGAGGTAACACCTGATTTTGCTCGATTTGTGGGTTACTACATTGGACGAGGTACTCTAATAGCTAGAGACCAGATAAGTGTCTCCCAGTACCCAGTGAACCCCCCCGAGGTGCTTGCAGACATTATCCGTGTTATGGGTTCAGTTTTCAATAAGGTTCCCTCACATCTTAAGGGAATAGACTTGAGTGTCTGTGACACGAGAGCACGACGGTGGTTGGTTGAAAATGGTATGGGTTATCTGAAATCTGCATACCGAGACATTCCTGACTGTATTCTCCAGGCTTCAAAAACTAGCACTCAAGAGTTTTTACGAGCCTTTTTTGAGGGAGCGGGGCACGTGGATAAGTCCATCGAACTTACCACCACATCAAAAACACTAGGGGAGCAGCTACAAGTCCTACTCCTGAGATTTGGTGTAGTAGCTAAGAGAGAAAAGGTCTATAGTCAAGGGGTCTATGGTCAAGAGGGTCATGTTTATTGGCGCCTGACTATATGTGATAGAGAAGCCGAAATCTTTCGTGACCAGATTGGGTTTGTGTCCTCTCGAAAAAAGGAGGCTTTAAATGCACTCGTCGATTGCAGTACGCCTCTTTTGAACACGTCGTATTTTTACGACCCTGTTGTAGAGATAGAACAAGGGGAAGAAGAGGTTTTTGACATTGAAGTGGATGACCCTCGTCATTGTTTCGTCAGCAATGGGTTTGTCAATCACAATACTGCGATGGCTATTTCATCCTATGCCTACGTCTTAGACAAAGAGCCGAATACGAAAGCAGTAGTGCTTACGAACAAGTCCGTGGTTGGTCAATGGGCCTTGGAATTCGAGAAGTTCACGAAACCGGGGATGATTCGAGTCATCCAAGTAAGTGGAACCCCAAAGAAGCGGGAAGCCGCTTATGAGGAGTTCAAGAATAGTCAAGGTCCAACCGTGATGATCATGGGATATGCGACTGCGCGACAGGATGTCAAACAGCTTCAAACCATCAAGGACTACATTTTGATCACGGACGAAGCGAGTGCCTACAAGAACCCTTCCTCCCAGATTCACCAAGTCGTTCGGTTCATGGCGAATCAACAGGCGAAGCGCGTCTGGGCTCTCACAGCAACCCTGATCAAGAACAATCTAGTCGAGGGGTATGGGATCTATTCAGTCCTGTGTCCGGGATTGTTCCCCCCAACGAAAAATGCGTTCATCAACTCGTATGCAATCACGAGGATGCAGAAAATCGCGGGCTCTAATCGCCAAGTCCCGGTCATTGTAGGATATCGGAAGGACCACATTGAGAACTTCCGTAACAAAATTGACCCCTTCTTCCTGTCTCGGTCCAAGATGGACGTGGCTTCGGAACTTCCCGTGTTGACGATTAGGGAGGACAAGGTAGCGTTGACGCCCGAGCAACAGACGAAATACCAGGAGGCTTTGGATGGTCTCCTAGAGATTGATACGACGGGTGAACAGAAGGAGACGACAAAACTCACGAGTCTAATCTACTGCCAACAAATCGTAGACCACCCGGACTTGATTGACTGTGAGGGGGGCTCGTACAAGATGGACCACTTGTTCGACATTCTCACGGAGGGCGATTTGGCAGGTGAGAAGGTCATTGTGTTCTCGCGGTTCCGCAAGATGATCGACCTCCTGGAGAAAGAGGCGAAGAAAAAGAAGATCACATCGGTGAGAATCACTGGTGCTGAAACCAAGGAGGAGGTGCGAAAGGAAGCGATGCAAAAGTTCCAGGATCCAAACTCTGATGTTCAGGTCTGCTTTATTACTACAGCGGCAGCAGAGGGAATTAACCTCCAAGCGGCGAAAGCCATCGTTTTCTTCGACTCTCCTTGGTCCGCTGGAGATTACCTTCAGTGTTTAGATGAGGATACAGAAATATTGACTCAAAGAGGTTTTGTGGGTCGTACCTCTATTAAAGAGGATGATTTAGTTGCTGCAATGAACACTCAAACCTCTGAAATTGAATGGCAGCCGATTCGTTCTATTACTGATCGTCCACGAGCGCAAGACGAACAAATGTATGAAGTCTCTACGAGACATGTAAATATACGTGTCACAGGTGGACATCGTATGTTGTATAGAAGAAAAACGCTTAGAAACAACGTAGCGGTTTGGCCTATGGGGTGGGAAATTGAAACCGCTGAACAAATGGCAGTAGAGAAAACTCATTATCAAATCCCTGCCGCTGGTGAACAAAATTCAAAGGGGTTACCTCTCACTCAAGATCAACTTGAGTTTATAGGTTGGTTCTTGTCTGACGGTTCCCTTAACAAATCAAACCATCAATTGGTAATTTCGCAAGCAATACATCAACCTCAGATTGTAGATTTACGGCGATGCATTGAAAATTGTGGGTTTGATTGGAGCGAGTACAACCGAGATCCCAAAATGACTAAAGGATTTCCAAATGGTAAACCTCAAATAGTCTTCTCTATCCCCAAAGGAACACAAAACGGCACTCGTGCAAGGAAAGGATGGAAAGAACTAGAACCTTACCTTGACAAAGAGTTGTCACCCTTGTTAGAGGATGTAACCCCCGAACAATTAAGTGCCCTGCTCCGAGGGTTGCATCTAGGGGATGGGAGTAAATATAGAGGTGACAAGTGGAATCAAGCCTCTTATCACATTTTCACTGGAAGAAAGGTTTTTGCCGAAAGACTACAGAGCTTGTGTGTTAGACGCGGTTTTCGTTGTAATCTCTCTATTCGACAGGCTGCACCTGGAAGAAAAGAAGGGTACACACTACATATAAAAAAGACTAATGCGTGGTCTCTATGTGGAAATAAAAAAATGATAGGGCGCTCTCATATGTCCCCTTCCAAAAACATAGAACATGAGAGAGTATGGTGTGTTGAAAATGATTTGGGTACGCTCGTAACACGTCGTCGTGGAAAAGTAGCTGTTGTAGGAAATTGTATTGGGCGAATGATTCGCATTGGAAGTCAGCATGATCGTTGCTATGCGATTCACTTGGTCGCTTCGGGTACGATTGATGAGGATGTCATTGTGACCTTGAAGAAGAAGATGAAACTCGTAGAGAAAATCATGGGCAAGAGGTTGAAGGGTGAGAAGGATCAGGATGCCGTCATCGAGGCGGAAAACGACATCTCTGACCTATTTGATTCCGTCCGTGCGAATGCTCGAACTCGTAAGTACAAGTGAAGGGAGTATAAGGAGAATGAGTAGGAACCCCTTTGCGGACCCCGCTTGTCCGAAATGTCACGGGCGTGGGTTTATTTATGCCGAGTCCATGTTAGATGGTGGGCGCTATTGTGAGTGTACGATGGAGGGGATGCGAGTCCAAAATATGACTCGCATCTGGGAATCCTTGGAATCAGCCAAGGAGATCTCGGTGTTGCGGAACGACCCCCCGCTCAAGAGATTCCTCAAAAAGTCCTGTCGAATCACGGCGCCCGTAGCTCTCTTTAAGGCTCATTTGAAGGCATTGGCGTACAATATGCCTACGGCATGGAATGCTCGTGTCCATACGGATGCAGAACTCCTAGACGTATGGTTTGGCACCCTGAAGGCACAGGGGATGAAAATATACGACTTCGAGATTGAAAACTCGACGTTGAGGGCTATTGACATTCGAGACCTCGTAGAGCCCCATGACCTTTGCATCATCCTCATGGGGGTCAAGAAACTTCCCAACAAGGAGGCGCCATCGAGCTTAGCGGAGGCGATTTCTTACCGGAACCACTTGGACAAACCCACTTGGGTGATCGACCAACCGGACTTACCTTTGGATGGTAATCACAGATATCACAATCAGGAAGTCGAACGCATGTTGGCGAAATGGCCGCATGTAGTTCTCTCCGGCCCGAATGTAACGGTGACCAACGAACCACGTACAAACTCTCCGGTGGCAACAAATGCTCTAGCGACCGTAGATGACCTACTGGTAACCGAGGATGGGCTTCAAGAGGAAGAAGAGGAGCTATTCGAGGAGGACGTAGTTTCTGCCCCTCAAACGAAGAATTTGCTTTCGACATTGACGGTAGAATCGAAGTCCAAGAAGCCCTGGAAAGGGAATAGGCCCAAGCGATGAAGATTTTACTTCGATCCGTATTCATTGTCAATGCGAGTGACAGTGAGCAGTTGTTTCTCCAGAATTACCATGCCTTGGTTGAGTCCGGGCTTGGTTTTGACATGCTGGAGGACATCAATATTTGGAAGTTCATTCAGGATTTCTATCAGGGGCATGGTCACCTGCCTACACTCCAGACGATTCGTTCTCACTTCGAGCGCGTTCAGGAGCTAGAAGTTGTTGACCGTCTTGAACGCTTGGCGATGGAGTCCCCGAAAACTCGTGGTGACTTTATTTCGTTCTTGGAGACTCAGGCGGAAGACCGTCGTGTCAAAATCGTCATGGAACTTGCCAAGGAAATGGCGACCATCGCCCAAACGGGTATCGACGTAAAGGACAAGGGCGGGAAGAACTCCAAGAAGTTCCTTGGGGCCGTAGATGCCATCCGGTGGGTTCTCGATCGTTCGCATGAGCTAGTCTCTCCGACGCTGGGAAGTCGTCTCTCCGGCAATGTGGCGACCGATGGGGAGACCTTCATCACCCGGTATGAGCGCGTCAAATCGGACCCACAGTTTGGGATTGGGTGTTATACGGGGATTCGACAGGTAGACGATGCCTTGAAAGGGGCAAAGCGGTACGAGCTTTGGATTCACGCAGGATTCACGGGTTCGTTGAAGTCTAGTCTTGCTCTCCAGTGGGCCTACAATCAAATGGTCTACTACCGCAATTCGACCCTGTATTTTTCGTTGGAGATGCCTTACATTCAGTGCATGAACATGCTCTATGCGATGCACACGGCACATGAAAAGTTCGCACAGATTCGAGCGCAGTTGGGGATTCAAGATATCGGGCTCGACTACGAGCGGATGAAAAATGGTGTCCTAGCTCCCCATGAGGAGAAGTTCCTGTTCGATTACGTAGTTCCCGATTTCAACAAAAAATCCACGGTACCGGCGACGGGTCCATATCCCGTAGAGGCTCATGAGTATGGGGATATCTACATCGAGGTTGCTGACCCTGACAAAACGGACTTCACGGTTTTGGAGCTACGAGCCAAGGCGGAGTTGATTTATTCCAAAACGCCGTTCAAGATGGTCGTGGTGGACCATGTGGGTTTGATGTCACCACGGGAGCGATATGGGTCTACTACGGAGAAGATCAATGAGGTAGTTCGAGACTTGAAAAAACTAGCCATGAGTTTCAACCGGGGTATGGGTATTGCGGTCGTTGGGTTGGCTCAGTTATCTCGTGAGGGGTATCGAGCCGCTGAAAAGAACGGTGGTAAGTACAACTTGACTCACTTGAGTTATGCCAACGAGATTGAGCGTTCCGCTGACATTGTGACGGCGACTTGGATTGATGATGACCTGAAAAAAATCAACCGTGGTATTATTCAGTGTTTGAAGTCTCGTGACCAGGCACCATTTGAACGATGCCCTCTTCGGGTAGAGTTCTCATGTCGTCGAATCACAACGGACAATACGTCCATTGATGAGATTGAGAACAAAATTCAAGCAAAGCGGGGGGACATAGACAAGATCAAACCCCACAAGTCGAAAGTACCTGACCTTGGAGACATATGAACCTGACATTAAAACACGGTGATTGCGTAGAGCGATTGAAAGAAATCGAGTCGAACTCCGTAGATGCGGTCATTTGCGATCCGCCCTATGATATCGCGTTCATGTCTCGAAAATGGGATGATGAGAACACGTTGACGAACGAGGCGATCTGGCGCGAGTGTTACCGGATTTTGAAGCCAGGGGGTGAGATTCAAGCCTTTGCGGCAACAAGAACCTTTCATCGGTTAGCGAGGACGTTCAAGAACATTGGGTTTGAGGGTATGCGATTAAAAGCCTTCACCTATGGGAGTGGATTTCCGAAATCTACGAATATATCGAAGCAGATTGACAAACGAGCCAAGGCGGAGAGGAAGGTCGTGGGGTTCAAAAAAGGGGTTGGTGGTCAGAACTTGAATGACCTCGTGAACAACCGGGATGAGATCCGTAGTACGGATCAGGAAGGTGGTAAGGGGGTTGGAGCGTATGGGACGGGAGCGAAGCAAGTCGCAGTAGATGTACCTATCACGGAACCAGCGACACCGGAAGCCAAGCTCTGGGACGGGTATGGTACAGCCTTGAAGCCCGCATGGGAACCTATTGTCGTGGCCAAGAAACCTCTGTGAGTGATATAAAAAATGAGCGAGAATAATATAAAATCCCCATTCCCATATTTCGGCGGTAAGAGATTGATTGTAGATATGGTTTGGCAGCGCCTCGGAAAGCCAAAACAGTACATTGAACCATTCTGCGGAAGCGCGGCTATGCTGCTCGGTGCTCCGTCTCCGGCATCTCTGGAGGTGATCTGCGACGGGTCCGGGTTCATTGCAAATTTTTGGCGCGCAGCAAAGCACCAGCCCGCCGCTGTTGCTGAACATGCCGATTACATTGTAAGCCACATCGACCTCGGAGCGCGGCATCGGTGGCTGATGGATCAGCGCGACCGCATCGGAGAAATCTTGCAAGACCCCGATCACCCAGGCGATGCGAAGGTCGCGGGGTGGTGGCTATGGGGCCAGTGTTTATGGATCGGTAGTGGCTGGTGCGATTGGGACAAGACGGGACAGATCCCGCACGTCAGCGACGCCGGGAGGGGCGTGCAGGCGATCGGCAAGATCCCGCACGTCAGCGACGCCGGGTGTGGCGTGCAGGCGATCGGCCAGATCCCGCACGTCAGCGACGCCGGGAGGGGCGTGCAGGCGATCGGCAAGATCCCGCACGTCAGCGACGCCGGGTGTGGCGTGCAGGCGATCGGCCAGATCCCGCACGTCAGCGACGCCGGGATGGGCGGCCTCATGACCAGTTCGGGCCGCGCCGCGTGGGTCGCCCTGCACGCACTCGCGGACAGGCTGGAGCGATGCCGGGTCATTCACGGAGACTGGTCGCGCGCTATGAATCACCATTATGGCGGGAACAACACAGCGGTGTTCCTTGACCCGCCATATGTCGCATATGAGAATCTCTACGGCGTAAAACATCCGGTAGCACTTGATGTCGCAGAGTGGGCCAGGAAGCACGCTCATCTTCGCGTTGCTCTGTGCGGGCACATCGGAGACTACGAAATGCCGGGGTGGGACGCCGTGCCGTGGGAAAGGTCGCGATTGACATACGGCGGGGCATCGACCAAGGCGAGCGAGTGCATATGGTTCTCACCTGCATGTTTTCCACCACCAGATGAATCGAAGGATTTGAACGAGTTATTCGGATGATTCTCATCCGTAATCCATTAGGGGGTCCGTGACTTCCGAGTTGCTGATTTGTATAGGAGGAATTAGAACTCCTCCTGTGGATGTGGAATCCTTGGTCAAATGTCTTGGAGTATCTGTAATTTACAAGGACAGTGTAGAGGTTTCACGACTAGAGGTTAATGGTAACCAGGCTACTATTGTTGTGAACTCAAATGCTTCCAAGCAACGCCAGAGATTTGCTTTAGCGCATGAACTTGGGCATTTGTTGAGACATGACCTTACGAAACCAACATGCCATTATGATTTCAGAGGGCATGCTGCGATAGAGCGAGAGGCTAATATTTTTGCAGCCTCTCTTCTTATGCCAAGGTCTATGCTGGGGTTGTATCTTGGGTACACAAGCCTTGATCTCGACCAGATCGGCCGGGTTTTTGATGTACCACGAACTACTTGTGAGTACCGAGTAGCGCACTTTCTCCGTGGGTATCGTGATTTATGAGAGTAGTATCAGTGATAAGGAAGCCCTTTGAAGGGTCTGCGACTCAAAACATCGTAATCAATGAATGTGGTGGGTTGAACATTGATGCCACTCGCATTGGAGGAGAACCTTCACCGTCAGTAGATAGACGTAAATATTCTCCAAAAGAGTGCGTTGGCGCTACAGGATGGACAACGCCAGCACGTCCAGCATCGTACAATGAACAACGCGCAGGTGAGCAGAGTGGCCGATGGCCAGCGAATCTGATGTTAGTACATACGCCTTTGTGTGTCTTTGAGGGTCATGTAAAGCAGAAGGGGTACATGATTAATCGTTGGACTGACGGTGCGAAACCTTTCGGTGGGGGAGCGGGACATGACTATGCGGGACAGCAGCAAAACGATCTGAATGTAGAGTCGTGGAAATGTCATCCGACTTGTCCTGTTTCCCATATGGACTCTCAAAGTGGTGTTTCTAAATCCTCCGGTGGAAGAATAGGTAACGCTCAGGGGGTATACTCGAACCAAGGTCGCACTGGATGGGGTACAGGACATCAAGCGGGAGACCCTGGGTACGGAGATAGTGGTGGTGCATCACGGTATTTCAAGCAGGTAAGGAGCAAATAAATGTCACAAGAACCGGAAGAACTAAAATCCTATCTCCAACGCTTGATCTCCCCACCGGAACAAGTTGGCCCTATCGTCATCGTCGAGGACGACCTCTCCCAAGTGGACTTTGCCTCCTATGCGGATTCCTCAGTCCACGGATTGATCACAAAGGGGAACCCAGAGAAGTATTTCGACGAAATCGACCGTATTCTGCGTCCCGGTGCCCACATTCTCCTGATCTCGGAGCAAGATGACATCAACTTCGAGGGCACTTGTGCTTTGGAGGATAGGGGGTACGAAGTCCGTGACAGCATTTGCCTCTTGGACTCTCCAGCGGATGAGTTCCTGTACACGACGAAAGCCTCCAAGTCTGAAAGGAACGCAGGTGTTCCTGAATACACCAATACAGTAGAACAAGCCGTGATTAAAGACGGTCTATCTGATGACCTCTATGCCGATATTCTCTTCCACTTGGAGGAAAATGGGTTCGATTCCAGTAGCGAGGATGCCTACAAGTCTCTGAAGGGGAAGAAAATCGACCTGAAGCTCATTAGCAAGGAGTACTTGGAGCACTTCGACATTGTAAATACGGTGACTCAAGTCGTGCAGAATAATCACCCAACGGTCAAACCGATCTCTATTATGGAATTCTTGATGCAAGACTTGCCCCAGGGGGGTATTGTTGTAGACCCTTTCATGGGGTCTGGGACAACGGGTATTGCTTGTGTCAGAACGAACCATCAATTCGTTGGAATTGAGCGCGAGGCGGAGTATATTCGTATTGCTGATGCTAGAGTTCGGCATTTCATTGCCGAGAAGCTAGATTCGGTTGTCTTTGGTATAGTTTCGGAGGCACCCGCATCGCCATCCCCCATGTCTCAAATCGAGGATGACCTGAATGAGTTATTCGGATGAGAAAATCTATGAGAGAACCCACGACAGTACCAAGAGTCATTGCATTGACTGGACCCTTGGGCGTAGACAAAACTTCTGTTGCGAAGGCTTTACAGGGTCTACTGAAATCTAAGGGCAAAGAAACTGTGCTTGAGTCATTCACTGCACCTGTCCATGCGATTTTGTCCTCTTTGAACCTAGAGAATAATTGGGAGGTGAAGAAAGCAGTAATCGCTGCAATTCAAAAAAGCATGGGTTCTTGGGCATTGAATACTGCTCTGGAGAACAGGCTAACAGAAGATGGTGGGTTTAGTCTACACTTGATGCCAGGAGTCCTTCTCGACGATCTTCGCACGTATGAAGAGACGGAGTGGGTAAGGGAGTACCACGGTGCTATTGTGGAGATCACACACGAGGGTATCGAATACTCCGAAGATTGTGACCCAAATCAGTTTAACTTCGGTCAGACTTTTCAAGGTAGTGTAGATGCCACTGGGAAAACACCAAAGGAAGTAGCCTTAGAGGTGTTTGATTTGGTCAAGAGACGGGATTACTTGGTCAAGAGAATATGAGGTACCAATGTACACGTATAAAGGAAGAGTCATTAAAGTCGTAGATGGGGACACGTTGGATGTCGAGATTGACCTTGGATTTGACATCAAACACAGCATTCGAGTTCGACTGTTGAATGTCCATGCCCCGGAGATCCATTCCGTCAAGAAAGGTTCCGAGGAATATATTCGTGGTATGGAAGCCAAAGAAAAGGTTGACCAATGGGTCGCTAGCAACCCTGAAGTGAGGATCCTCACGGTCAAGGACAAAAAAGAGAAGTTCGGCAGGTACCTCGCTGAGATTTGGGACATTTCTCACACGTCTTGCCTGAACCACCTGTAAAAATCCTGGGGGTAGAAGCGTTTAGGGGGTAGAGCTTATGAACAAGTTGACTAACATGACGAGCTTTGCTCGTAAGACCAAACACAAGAAGCCAAAATTCCAGTTGTACCAATTCGGTTTTAACGCCGGAACTGGCAAGTGGTTGGAAGGCTCTTGGGTGACGGTTTCCGAGGAAGACTGGATTAGCAAAAAGTCCGAGCATGAGGAGATGTGTCAACGTATCCTCATGGAGTTGAAAAATTACACCTACAACGGGTTTGGGGTTCCGCTCAACAGGATGACGAAAGAACAACGTCAAGCCTGGGAGCATTTTTCAGGGGTCGTGTTTTTTGATGTCGTTTACCCCAATAAATACATAGGCGTTTGGTCAGCAGAGATGTCCGGTAATCGCTTGTCGAAGCAGTCCGAAGAGTGGGCTCGTAAGCATGATATCAAGCTACTCCAGTGGGTCAAAGAAACGCCCCAGGGTGCGCCCCTTGATAAAGTCAAGGGGTATGACATCCCTAGTGATCTTATCATAAAAGGCTCCTCCAATAGAGAACCCGTTGACATAGGCCGTCGAATGTTTGATCAAAAGGTGGAGGATGAGATGATCCTGTTCTCAAGGATGACTGAGGTCTTAAGAGCAACCGATGCCTTGCCACCTAACTACTCATATCCTCCCGAAATCTTCGTCTCCGATCAAGTCCAGTTTTTTAGCGGTCTTGTGTTCTCACATCTTGTCTCCCAAGAAGAAAAGATTGTTCGTATCCAATGGGAAGAAAGTTGTGGCAACACACATCCATATACGAATGTCGAAAAAGAGCAAGAGCGATACGTTTGGATGCGGAACCTCGCATACAGTAAGTCCTTCGACAAAGCTACCTTTGATGACCGTTTGGCAGAGGCTCGAAAAGAGCATAACCAGACCGCTAGAGAGGTTCTAGATTCTAGCAACGGATGTAGACTAGCTTTTGTTATCCCCAAATTCTATGAGGATGGGGCGTTTGATCCAGTTGGGGAGAAGGACTACCCTTGGGGGGAACTGTAAAAACTCGTAGGTTAGAGGCGTATAAGGAGTGTCATGGATACCGAAGCCCTACTCTCCAACGTCGAAGCGAAGCGCAAAGCACGCGCATCCGGCCTTCGAGTCGCCATCGTGAGCATGAACCCCCTTGACAAGACGTATCAAGGCAGGGTTCTTTCCTCCACGGGTGCGACATGGTATGAGGTTCGGTTGAATCTCTCTGGTCGTCGTTGTCGTTGTTCTTGTGAGGACTTCCAACGGAATCTCCGACCTTGTAAGCATCTCGCGGCCTTCGCCAAGGTGCTCAGGGACACCCAGACCGGGGTTGTGGCCTGACCATGTTCGATACTCTGTTAGAACTAGGTAAGCAGGTTAGCGAGGCTCCTGGATTCACCTACCAGAAGGGCATGGTCGTAGTCTACCCCGATTCGGGGTCTGTGGACATGATCGTAGGTGAGGATGAAACCTATTGGCATACCGTCCCAATGGAGCACGGATTAGTGACTTGGCTCAGAATCAACAAGTCAAAAATGTCATTTATTCCCAAGCTGGATGCTCCTTTGACACGGGCGATCCTCTTGGCTCAGATTCATGAGCGGTCAAGTAAAACTCGCTCCGTCCACATTGAGCCTTCTCACGAGGGGTTCGTTTGCCATATCCAGAAGGAAGGCGGAGTCGTGGTCACCTACTACTCGGACAGCGAAGAAGGTGCCCTAGCCAAAGCCTACTGTGAGTACCCTCACGAATGAGAATCTAGCTGTAAAAACTCGTGGGTTAGAGGCGTATAGCAGTTATGCAGACACCGGACCAGATCGTGGACTTGCTGATGGCGGCTAAGGACGCCTATTATAACGGCGATCCTATCATGACCGATGCGGATTTCGATGCCTTGGAGGATCGTCTCCGAGACCTGAATCCCAAGCATCCGTATTTCCGTATGGTCGGCGCAGCGGCGCCAACGGATACGAAATGGAAGAAAATGCTCCATAGCATTCCGATGGGATCTTTGGACAAGGCACAGGACCATGCGGAAGTCGTTTCTTGGTATCAGCCGGACAAGGGAAACCTTGTTGTTACTGAGAAGCTAGACGGAATTTCCATCTCCCTCGAATACGAGGATGGGGTTTTTGTTCGTGCGATCACCCGAGGTGATGGTATCGAAGGTGAGGATATCACCCGTAACGTGATGCTCATGGATTTCCCGAAGAAGGCTTCGAACCTGACGGGACATGTCCGTGGAGAGATTATTCTCACCAAGGCGAACCATGTTCACCTTCCAGAGTACAAGAATCTCCGCAATGCCGCAAGTGGCATCGCCAAGCGTGAAAAAGACGCAGAGGCGTGCAAGTACCTTTCGGTCATGGCGTACCAAGTGATCTCCAAGGAACTAGTTTTCCCTCGTAAGGAGACGGAGATCCTGGTTCTCCAGAAGCTCGGATTCACAACCCCCAACTACACCCTTGCAACCTCCTTGGAGGAAGTCGAAAATACCTACGAGGTATATGTCCACTCGATTCGTGAGGGGCTGAACTACGATATTGATGGACTGGTTGTCGAGTATGACGATTTGTCGGTGATGGAGGAACTTGGGGTAAGCTCATCGGGCCGTCCACGAGGGGCCATCGCGTACAAGTTCCCACATGAGGAAAAAACCGCGACCTTGGAAATGATCGTGTGGCCTACTGGTCCTACGGGTCGAGTGACCCCCGTGGCGAAGTTCTCTCCGGTGGATCTGATGGGTGCGACGGTGGCCAAGGCTTCTTTGCACAATGTTGGAAATATTCAGCGGATCACGAATAAGCAGGGGTTCCGTATTGGAGACAAGATCACGGTTTCTCGTCGAAATGACGTGATCCCTTATGTAGAGCGGCTTGTTTCTGCCGGTAAGGGCGAGAAGCTAGAGACTCCGACCGTGTGTCTCTCGTGTGTTCATCCGTTGACGCGGGTTGGTGAGTATCTGGTCTGCCAGCAAAAGAACAACTGTCCAGCACAGATTCTTGGTAAGCTGACCAATTGGGTCAAAAAGACCAATACGATGGATGTCGGTCCCGCGATTTTGGAAGCGGCGGTCAACGCAAGTCTTGTGTCATCTATCTCGGACTTGTACGGTCTGGCGGAGTCAATGTGGCGTAAGCTCAAGCTCGAAGGTCGGGTCATGGGAGACCTTGGGGCCATCGTGTATAATTCAATCATGGGCAACACGGTTCTACCACCGGAGATTATTCTCGGCAGCCTGAATATTGACCTTTGCGGTCGAACCACCTGCAAGACCATCCTGGATAGTATCTCCTACAAGCCGGGCTCGGTGGCGGATTTGACTCTAATCCCCACCAAGGTCTCATTCGACCAGTTGTCCAAGATCCCTGGCATCGGACCACAGAGGGCTAAGGCGTTTCTCGATGGTATCACAGAAAACCACGATGAGATCCTCGAACTTGCTCACTTTTTGAGTTTCCCCAAGCGTATCACTAGCGGCAAGGTTCTCGGTAAGACCTTTTGCTTCACTGGATTCCGAGATCCCGCACTGGAAGCTCGAATCCAGAAGGAAGGCGGAGAAATGAAGTCTTCTGTCGTCAAGGGACTGGACTACCTCGTGGTAAAGGACAAGAGCACGTCGTCAACGAAGGCTCAAAAGGCGCAGTCCCAGGGTACGATGATCGTGAACCGTCAAGAGCTAGAGGCCATGCTATGATTGTTTTCAAGACAGAGACGGGTAGCGTCTATCAATGGGACAAGGAGCAAGGGAGAATCCGTAGGCTCTCTGGGGATACACCTCCAACGAGCCGTGTAGGAGATGGATGGAAAACAGCGATCCATGTTCACCTGGAAGTAGGTCGGTCAGCGGTTATCGTCTGGGCGATCACGGACGAAGGGATCTCGCAAACGACGGTCACCTCCTTTGTAGTGGAGATTAATCATGCCGAGCTTAATTAGTCAACTCAATGACTTGTCGGTGTCAGTTAGCTCACTTCGCTACGTGCGAATTCTGCTTGCTAGTCAACAGATCGTAGGCTATACTTTGATCACCGACGATGATTTTCAAGCGTTGGACGAGAACAGCACCTATCAGGTGCCCTCAACCCGATGCTTGGAATTTGATGATCTAGAGAAGGTCATCAATTTCTGTGTGCAACAAAAACTCACGCTCGATGGAGCGGTGGAAATTTACCTCTAACCAAACAGACAAAAATGGAACTAATCAGCAAGGAACAGGCAAAGCTCATTCGTACTCTAGGCGCACCGGATGATGGGGATGTATACCCTCTCGGACCCGGCAAGAACGCGGAGTTCGATGCCTCCAAGAAGGGGTTCACTATCCGAATCAACGGCAAGATCGTTGGAACAGTCCCCCTTCGAGCGGTGATGTCAGGAAGCAAGGATGATGGCTCCCGAGAAAACAGTTGATTGGGAGACGCTTTTGAAGCAAATGGAGACCCTTCATAGGGGGGTCTCCTTTCTTCTGTTGCCTACACGAACGTCACCGAAGTGTTCTCTCGTACAGAGGGCGCTCGAAAACCAGAGGTCTGTCTTCTTCCCAACTTTGAGGATGATGGGGAAGAAGCCGTATTGTCATGGTCCTATCAGGGTATAAGGTCCAAGACCGTTTCCCTGGAGTTCACAACCGACCGAATCTCATGGTTCGTGATGGATGGTGAAAAATGCCTCGGGGGAAATGGAACAAAGATCCCGGATTGGGTGTATGATACCATCCAGAGAGTATTCCCAGAGGAGTCGCCATGAACTCAGATAAGACCAAGTGGGTGTTAGTGAATAACGACGCGCAGACTACATATACCTTGGGTAATGAGAATTGGCCAAGTTTGAATGGGAAGTCCCCGGAGGAGATTGCTTCAGAAGATCTCCTAGAGAAACTAATGGACGACGTGTTTCAGTGGACTGAAGATTATATGCACCACGAGGAATTGGTAATTTTGAGCCTGATCTGGGAAAAGCTCAAATCTCTAGTGACAGAAAATCCTGTGCTAATCCTCTCTGAATCAGAGGTTGAGGAGCACTGCAAAGGGTATACAAGCATCGGAGAGCTAACCTTAGATAGTCTATGGTATGGAGAATAAACCATGACTGACGACGAGTTTCAAGCTAAAAAAGAGGAGGCTATACGTAGAGGGTATCGCATTGGATACTCTTGCGTAGTCCCCGGTTTGTCTCAAGGTTGGTTGGGTAGTAACCCATGTACCGGGTCGTATGACACCGATGAGGAGGTTTGGGTTGCCATTGTCAAAAGCATGGAATCCGATGATGCTCGCTGGGCACGGAGGTCATCCCGGCTCTCCATAGAGCGAGCACATCCTTATGACAAAAACCCCTCCCACCTGTACATATACGTGCGGTATGACGGTACTGTGAAGGGGTCGTATCGTCGAGATCTTGCTGAACTACTGGCAGCGGATGATCACGTAGACCCTAGCAAAATAATCGAGGTCAACTATGCCAAAAAAGAAGACTGAAACCTTCACCGAGAAGGTCGTAAAAAAGACCCGGAAGAAGAAGCCCACTGTCGAGAACTTCTACGTCCAAGGGTCATGGCCCATTGGAATCAAAGAACTCCCCTTGCTTTTAATCCGACCCTCTGAGGAGGTCAAGAAGGTCATGGGCAAGGTCAAAGCAGTTGCCTCGACAATGGACCAGTCCTTGATGATTTGGATGAGTGGCCCCTTGGGGGATGATATCGTGACCAAAATGAACGATGCAACCCGGATGTTCATTTGGGCGACTTACGATGACGCCAGCGGGCTCGTGTTTGATTTTGAACGAGAGGTGCCCACTAGCTCGACATGGTGACGAGAACGCAAGCACGGGCGGCTAGGGTTCGCAGGAAAGTAGATCTCGGGCATCTACTGCGTAGCTATGGCTACGATGTCTACCCTGACGCGGAACGGGAACAGCAGTTCCGTTGTGACTTGCACGGTTCGGATAATAAACCATCGGCTCGCTTCTATCCGGCGACCAATAGTACCTACTGTTGGGTGTGTCAAAAATCCCGTGGTCCCTTGGACTACGTGATGGAAAAGGAGGGTATTGAAATGCGCCCTGCCTTGGACATCCTCGAAGCCAAGTACGACTTGGGTGAGTTGAGGTGGTCGGATGAGGCCGAAGATAACCCCCTCCAAAGGTTCGAACAGGAACTCCAAAGTCTTGAGCATCCGAATCGAGGGTTCGATGATGAACGAAAATCCGTAAGACGGTTGCTGGACACGGTAACCCGCGAGAGGGATCTGGATCTCCAAACGACTCTAAAACTCTGGGAGGTCTATGACCGACTTGTCTATGGGGCCAAATATGAGTCTTGGGGGGAGAAGGAAAGTCTTGAGGGACTTCAGACGTTAAAAACCTCCGTGTTCAAGGAACTGAAAGCGAGAGCGGAATGATCCCCGGTCTGCGATATGCGGTCATCAATGACCCGGATCGGCATGGGTCATTCAGTGTCCTCTATCCAACGCCTTTACCCGGAAACATCTGGGGTGTACTGGCGCCGATTAAAGAGCATCCTTGGGGTGCATTGATTCCCACGGTGAGCGGAGATTTGTTGTCTCATGCGCTTCATGGTCATCCGAGGGAGTTGAGAAACGCTCTGGGTCGTCCTCCGTTGCATCGTCCCAAGCTGTTAGTGTTGAAGGATAAGCTCTGCATGGAGCATCAAAAGGATCTCTGTGTGATTCGAGGCCCCCATTGTATGCCCGGAAGCGGGAAGCTCCCGGACTGTTATGTAGCTCCGTATGAGGATATCGAGCTACGAAGACTTCTGACGGTGATTGGGAAAGCCTGGGACGAAGGACGTTATGTGTTCGTGGTTGAGGGGGATGAATTCCTTGTCACCTGAGCGTATAGTGTCAGATAGCTATGGAAGATTTCCTGAATTGGTCTGAAGAAGAACGCCGCCCTAAAGTCCAGAAAAAACCCTGGATGGACCACAAGAAGATGGTTCTGGGCACCGTTGATAACCTCGACGATATCATTGACGAGTGCATCAAATCGGGACGGTACGCCATCGACCTCGAAACGACGGGGTTGAATAAAAACTCGTATCAGGTTACGATTACGGAAGGTCGAACGAAGGACCAAATCGTAGGGGTCTGTTTATCCCCCGATGGGAATGTTGGATACTATCTCCCTATTCGCCATCGGAAGGGGGAGGAGCATAACATCCCCGTCTCTCGGGTGGAGAGGGCGCTACGGAAGTTGGTGGAGTCTAATTCAGTAGCGACTTTTCATCATGCTCGATTCGACCAGGAGTTCTTGCAGTTCTCGGGAGGAAATAATCCCATCGGTACATGGGATGACCCTAAAAAATGGGATGACACGCTGATTCTAACATATCTCATCAACACCCGAGAGCACAATAAGGGACTGAAGCATCAGTCCAAGGTTCAGTTGGGTTTCGAGATGATCGAAATTGACGAGTTGTTCCCAGAGGACCACAAGGGAGGATATGACTTCTCCGAGTTGGACCCCTCTTGGGAACCCGTGCTTTGGTATGCGGCTTCGGATGCGATCTGTACTTACTGTCTGTATGAAAAAATCTCCCCCATCGTATTGAAGGGGACATCAGAGAGGAAAGCACAGGATCAGGTCTATCTCCTGGAGAAGATGTGTCTCCCTGCGACTCGATGGATGGAACGGGTTGGAATCAACATTGATCAGAACGTGGTCATTGACTTGATTCGACTTGGACAGAAGGAGTTTTTCACCTGTCTTGAGGAAACCTACGACTTCCTGAATGCCAACCTTGGGAGAAAAGTCGAGCCCGGTTGGTTCTCCTTGCTCCGAGCGAAGAAAAATCTCGATGACGTAGACTTCAATATCTCGGACCAAATCGAGGAGTTCCGTAAGGAAGCCAAGCGTGAGGGAATGGATGCCCTTGATGAGAAGGGGCATTACCTTGTGCTAAAACAGCATAACGGGGAATGGCCAGAGAAGTACGATATTCTTTCTCGACCCCAGCTAGGGCCTTTGTTTGAGGAGTTGGAGATCCCTGACCTTGCCCGTACTGAAAAATCAGGGCAAGTCAAGACCACACAGGATGAGATTGATCGTCTCTTTCAGAAGTTCGGAGATCAGTACCCGTTCCTGCCAAAAATCAAGAGGCTAGGTGAGTTGCAGAAAGCCTTGGGGACGTATTTAATCTCTCTTCGACGGGATGTTGGTCCTGATGGTTGTTTGCATCCGTACTACAATCAGTTGGGGACGGATACGGGAAGATATACGACCCCGAGTTCGGATAAACCTCAGTTGGACGGGGGCACGTCTTTCCCTGTACATGGAACACCGGCTACGTATGACACGAGCCGTCCCGCCTGTCTATTGGGTATTCGCAAGGCGGTCAAAGCCCGTAAGGGGAAGGTTCTTGCGGCATGTTTTGCAGAGGGTAGCCTAGTCTCAACAAAGAGAGGTTTGATCCCTGTAGAACAAGTCGAAGATACAGACGAGGTTCTCACGGAGGATGGGTGGAAAACCGTATCTTGGGCTGGCTATACGGGGGATAAAAACACAATAGCAATACAGACTCAAAAAGGGTTTGAGCTTCAAGTTACCGAGGACCACCTAATCCTAATTGCGGGTGAGAAAGGCTTCTCTTGGAAAGAAGCAAAGGATCTACAATCAGGAGATTGGGTTGTGCAAGTATCCGGTCATCCAATAGGGCAATCTGATAAGTTACCCGAAACACCTTGGTCATCCAAAACTATTTCAGTGGTGCAAGAAAAACGCTATCCCTTGAAAACGCCTTCTTATATGACTGAAGGGTTAGCTGAATTTCTCGGTAGATTTATGGGTGATGGTTCAATCTCGCATGATAACGAATCCCCTGTGTCTGTAAACATTGCCTTGGGGTTAGATGTTAATGAATTACTGCCCAGCCTCAACAGGACCGCAAAAGCATTGTTTGACCGAGAATTTGTGCATAAAGGGAGAGGGGATGTTACCATTAGCTCTCGTGTGTTAGCTCGTTGGTTGTGCCTGATTACCAACAAAAATAAAGATGTCACAGAATTAGAGGTGCCTCAAGCTATTCTAAGAGGGGGTGAAAACCACACTGCTGCTTTCTTGAGAGGATTGTTTGATGCTGATGGATCGATAAAGAATAGAAAAGGTGACAATATAACCCTTTGGGTTACTTCAACAAAAATGTCACAACAAGTGCAGTTGATGCTACTGCACCAAGGCATCCAAGTACGTCGAGTTTCCTGTTCGAGAATAACAAACTTTGGAAGCATCCAAGGGTGGGAAATATCTATTTCTGGTATCAAAAACCTTGATCGGTTTAAAGAACGGATTGGTTTTTTGACACCACGTAAAACTGAACGCCTCAATCGTTTATTGGCATCGGGGAGAAATAGGGATATGTCCGAATTTTTCCCATTGAGTCTTGCTAAACAAGCGGTGATATGCCCACGGAACGAAAAAACTCGAAGGGTATTTACCAATGGTAGGCGAAAAAACCGGGTAAGTCGTCATCTGCTAAATGCAGCACTACACCACCAAGAGGACTTGAATATGGAGTGGATGCACCTGCTTTTAGATGGACCTCTTTTATTTGATACTGTGGTGCATACCTCTCAGGTTGGAATCCAGAAGGTATATGATGTAACAGTACCGGAGGGTCAAAAACTCCAGGTGAATGGACTCCTTGCTCACAATTGCGACTTCGGTGGGGTTGAGTTGCGTATTGCTACCAATCTGTCCCGAGAGCCCAAGTGGATGAAGGAGTATTTCCACTGTAGCTCTTGTGATTTGATCTTCGACAATGGGGATGGGGAGAGCACTCCGATTCCTCCACCGGCTTACTGTCCTCGATGTGGTTCAGACAAGATTGGAGACCTTCACACGTTGACGGCGTTGGCTTTCTACGGTGAAGACAAGGCAAGTACGAAGGAATTCAAGCAGCTAAGACAGAACGCCAAGAGCGCAAACTTTGCGCTGGCATATGGAGGAGGCCCTTCCGCATTGATGAGGGCTACTGGTTGTGATGAGAACGAGGGTGCAAGGCACCATAGAACGTTCAATCAGACCTACTCGGTACTAAAACAATGGTGGGATGACACGAAGTCTTTTGCCAAGAGACATGGATATGTAGCGACGGCCTTTGGTCGTCAGTATCCGTTACCTGACATCAAGTTGCCTATCACACCGGCTGAAGAACCGGACCCACAGAAGCGGGAGATGAATCGTAAGTTTCGAGCGAAAGCGGAACGAAACGCTACGAATGGCCCGATTCAGGGTTGTATCCATCCTGAAGAGCGTATCCTAACATCACTAGGGTTCCTACCCATTGAGGAGCTTGATCGTCTAGGTCAGTCTTTTATGGTGTGGACTGGAAAATCCTGGTCAGAGGGACGGGTGTTCTCGTCTGGTCTGAAAGAGGTCCGCAAAACAACACTGGATTCTGGGCGTGAGCTAAAAACTAGCCCTGACCATAGATTCCTAACTTGGCAGAGAGGTGTTTTAGGGTGGACCCCTCAAAGTGAGCTATCCACGGGGGACTGGGTTGCTATCAATTCGAAGGACATTAGTCTCCTACTAGGAGATGGTAGTGAAAAATCACTATGGCTTGGTTGTGGTGACACGGCCCCACCTGAATTAATCAAGTGTGTAGGGGAGGTGGTCAGAGCGTCCTCTATTTGGGCTACCCTAACAGCACCAGAAAAGTCAGCGGTGTCTAGGCTCATGGTGGGGTCTGGAAGCAAGCCTCAATGTGTAAAATACCTGAGTCGAGTACCTGAATCCGAGGCCCCTGCATTCTTGTGGGATTACCTGGAATACGATTGGGAGAGAGTGACCACCCTTGAAAATCTCGAAGAACAGGTCGGGATGTTTGATATCGAAGTGTTCGACAAGGAGCACGCTTTTGTAGCTAACGGTGTCGTAGTCCATAACTGTTCAGCGGACCTGACGAAATTGGCAATGGGTCTGATCTACAAAGAGGTCAAGAAACGCGACTGGTTCGAGAAGGTCCATATGATCATTTCGATCCATGACGAGTTGGTGTTCGAGATTGATAAGGACATCTTGGCGGAGGCGCTAGAGGTCTTTCAGGACATCATGACTCGTAACAAGGCGGTTCTACAACTCAAGTGGCCCGTGCCTTTGACTACCGATTGTGAGATCGGGTATGACTGGACCGTCAAATGGAATCTCAAGGACTTTCAAGCCCGTCGAGTTCGTTCTGATGGTGTTCAAGTCGATGAGAAGGGGAAGCCCGATGGCAAAGTGTGGCCTGAAGAGTTCATTCGTATCTTCGGAAGTCGATATGGCTTCGCAGATTTGCCTATAACGGATAGTAATACTAAGCAGGATGAAGAAAGCACGTCCAACATACAAGCCTCTCAAGAGCCCACGGCGCCCTATCAAGAGTCCAAAGGCGTAACCCCTAGCGTAGCACCCCTCCAAGTGGAGAAGCCACAGCGAGGCGACAGCTACGTTTTCCAGTTACGGACTTTGAGCATTGGTGTTGCCGATAGACTCGCCCAAGTCATTGTTCAATGTGAGGGTCGAGGTACAAATCTGTTGGAGATTCGCACTCCGACGGGAGAAATTATTGCTCCTGGGCCAGAGAAGATCTACGTGAACCCGTTGGAGTTCGCAACGGTTGCTAAAATCCACGGTTTGTTAGGGTAGGGTGTTAGTACGTGAGCAAGCCTAAAAAGAGTCTCCCCACCATCCAAGAGCATGTGATGGGGATGATAAAAAAGGACAAGTTCGATTCATTGCAGATCTGTAATGATCCTCGGACTCCGTTCTACATGGACAATGCGAAGTTCACCCAGACGTTTTGCCGCCGATGTCGCAACGAGGAATGTATTCGAGCCGGTGGTGCGCAAACCCCTTGGCATTGGCGCATGGAGAACCAACCCGAGTATCTACTCAACAACCCCATTTTTTCCGACATGGGGACGGATGAACATAAGCGGTTGGCTGAAATGGCATTCAAGCTCATTAATGACAAGATGCAGAGGATTGAGATTCAGTCTCAAACCTGGGAGCCATTAGACCAGATTGACCTGCCCTCGGATGGTATTGACCGAGTTTCCTCACCTGCTGTCACGGATGAATTCGATGAAGCCGCCAAGGTTTTGTCGAAAGCCAAGGGGAAGAAAGTCAAGGAGTTCCCCAAACCACAGGAGTCTACGCAGGAAAAGCCCGCGAACTTTATCGAAGCCCCACCTGACGTATCAACCCCATCCGAAGATAACAATCCTCCAGAAGAGGAAAGTGATGAGGGTGTTTTATTCGAGACTCCATTCGTATCGAAGGATGGAAAAACGACGTACCGGGTATGGTTGGACAAGGATAGCTATTGGCATTGTACATGTGAGGGGTTCAAACATAAGGGCACCTGTTACCATGTCGTTGAGACCGATGCCTGGTTGAAAAAGCAGAGTCAAGAAGCAGAGGAGAGAGAACGAGAGGCGGAGCGAGTTCGGAATCTCCCACCTCCACCACAACCGAAACCCGTGAATCCTTCGACCCTGAATACACCTCCGCCCACGGCTGGCGTGATGATTGGAGGGGGGACACCACCACCCACGGCAAGTCGATTGCCTCCTGCACGGGTTATCCCCGCTGTTGACGACCCTTGGTCAGCCCCCAAGGAAAAAGTCGTAAAACCCGGTGCTAAAATCATCGTAGGTAAAAAAGATGACTAAAGACGAGCTACTGTCTCATCCTGCCATTGGTCTTGTACTTCGAGACATTCGAGAGGGTCGCCTAGACCTGAAACATGCCTTAGAAGAAATATCCAAGGTTCTCCCGGTTGAAGTAGATGCCGTCGAGAAGGTCTTGATGGAGTTGTTCTCGGAGTTGAAGCAAGACCTAGTTCTCTACACAGAGGACAGCGATAATCGTCTCCAGGAGTTGGGTCTTACGAAGGAAGACCTTGTATTCCAACCCGACCCAGACCGGGACACGATCATGCTGAACCCGATGTTCCAGGCTTTGCTCGTGGAGATTCTTCAGTTCGATGGGGATATCCCAGAGCTTCGCACAGGGGACTTACCAGAAGGAGCAACGCCAGCGGTTCCGGTTCATTCGAGTTCGGTGACCAACCCCGTTCTTCTTGGAGAAATGTTGAAAAGGGCGTCTTCGACCGTCCATGAAAAACTCAACGAGGCTCGATTAAAGATCCTCACGTCAATCAACGACGTGTCCGAGAACACGGCCTTGACGCCCTATGAGAAAAAACAAGAGCTAGCTCGGTTGGTTAGCACCCCCGTGAGTATACCTGGGTACGAACCTGGAAAGCTGGCCAAGCCGGTCACGGTAACTGTCGCTCCAATGGAGGTCGAGAGTTTGTCAGACAGGGACAAGCAAGACTTAGCACACAAGGCGTTGACCAGCACGCAGGGGCGAAGATCATCGGTTTCAACGATTGAGACGCTTGTGATGGAGGAACTTTTGAGAGAGGGGTTCCAAGGGGTGTCCGTTGGCCCCGTGAAGAACCCTTTGATTCGTACTGAATGGAGTACGTCGATTGATGGAGGGAGTCGAGAAATTAACCCGAAGTTCTCGTACATCCAAGTAGCGGCTCGGTCCTTGGCTCGCCAGATTAAAAATGAGATTGCAGGTAAGGCTGGGAGATATTCTCACTTGAGCCTATCCGTGCGGCCTTTGAACACGGTCAGTGAAAGTAGAGTTGGGTTTGTAGCGGAATTGGAGTAATACGGATACATGCTGACCATTAATTCGTTGTTCAAGCTCAACACGGTGTTTAGTCAGGCGGTTCAGGAGGATGACGAGTGGTTCGTCATCATGACCGTTGAGAAGTATGCGGAGAAAGCTCGTGCTTTGTTGCTGTCCCTTCCTAATGCGATGCTTGGGGGTAGAACGGCTTTGCTCCGAAACGGGACCAGGGTGTCTGTGGTAACGTTAGATACGGACCTGAAGCCCGATGGTAAGAGCGTGATGTTTTTTGGGCTGGAGGAGGAAATGCTCTCCCCTTCCTTCGAGGAAAAAGCTCTTGTGTGGAGAAAGTCCGCACGTAAGATTCTATGAAGACTCAGTACACATTCGTGATTTCCGGGGGTGATCCTTTGACGTTACAGTTGAGGGGGTGTCCACCTATGCGATATGAGGGTCCGGGGTCTACGGTGTTCCATGTCATTTGCACGCGGGAGGAAGCTCTTCATGTTGAGATGACTTTCAAGGAAGCCCACTGCAAGGTCGTTGTCCATACGCATGGGGAGACGGTCGAGCAGAAACAAATGAGGGTCAATCTTCTTGCATTACAGGGGGAGAACAGTTTTCCGACGAAAGACTGTCCCTCTTGCCCTTGGTTTGATCCCGAGATTTCAGGTCTCTGTGGGGCTGGTAAGACTGGGAGTGAGCAATACTCCGAAGCTGTGATTAAACATCAAATGAAGTCGGAGCGATTTAAGGACGCCTACAACAACTGCACATGGGACACGAAATCAAACTGACGCCCGCATTGGAGGGCCTGAAGGGGATGGATTCTTCAGTAGGGCTCGTAGTTACGGACCCACCTTACAACACGTTGGAAAAGTGGCGTGCTGTAGGGACGACGACCAGGCTTACCAAGTCGGATGCAAGTTCGAATGAATGGTTCCCTACAGTTGACTTCGACTATTTAAAGGACGTGTTTCGAGAGTGCTACCGGGTATTGAAGCCCAATACTCACATGTACATCCTGTGCGATGAGGAGACGGCGGATCACCTAAAACCCATCGTAGACGAGATTGGATTCAAACGGAAGAAGTCCTTGATTTGGCACAAGGTCGGTAAAAAAACCGACGTTCACTGTCCAAAATGCGGCACTTTTGTTCACACGACGAACAGCCCCGGTGCTCCAGGTATGGGTTATCCGTATCGATCATCGTATGAGATGATTCTCCTGTTGGAGAAGGGGAAGCGCCCTATGCCTACGGATTTGAGCGTTCGGAATGTGTTGAGTTTCCCGTACCTGAAGGGAAAGTCGTACTACCCTACGGAGAAGCCGGTAGACATGTTGGAGGTGTTTATCACTCAGAGTTCCAATCCTGGAGATTTAGTTCTTGACCCGTTTGCTGGAAGTGGTTCGACTGGTGTAGCAGCATACAATTTGGGACGAGAATTCCTTGGGTTTGACGTGCAGGAGAGAAGCCTGGAGTATTTTTCATCTCGGTTGGGTGAGGTGTCTCTAGTATCCGATACGGAGGATACCAAGAGTGAGCCCAGCGTCTTTGACCTGTTTGGGGATGAATGATGGATGTATATCTAAAGGGGTTAGGTCTACAACAGACGGCGGAGTCCTTAAACACTTTTTACAGGGAGGATGATCGCACCGTAGATTTGATCTTAGTGACTAAACCACGTTCCTTCCAACTGACCACCATAAATGACTTCTCTCAAGTTGAGACAGTTCACATACCCTCTATCAAAATAGGTTTCAGATTATCCCGTGGGTTTTTAGTGCCTCAAGACGACCATCAGTGGATGGTTCTTGAAGCCTTGCATGAAATGGTGGCGAATTATGGGATTTACTGTGACCCCAGGGCGTTCTCTAAAATCGAGGTTGCAATGGATTGGGGTAGTAGTACTACCCCTGTCCTTCGGTTTTTGCCGTTGGCAAAGCATCCGGTTTGCGACTCCTATGACTTTCACCCTGAACTAGAATGTCCGGGATGTGGGTCACAGTTTTACAACCCTGCTGATCCTGTACTATGGTTAGGTACTCCAATTGGGTACGTTCATGAGAGGTGCGTTGGGAGTATACTGAGTGATGCTACACCCGGACGTTGAACAGTGGATCGATGAAAATCCTCGTGAGGGATTCGCGTTTAATAACATGCCTGACAGCTATCCTGTCAAGCAGTTGGTCATCAATTCCATCCTCAAGGGGTCAATACCCCAGATTTTGCTCCTGGAACTCAATTACTTCATGAACGCCTATGAGCACTATCGAAAGGTAGGTGTAGACTGTTCGGAGGAGCTAGAGTCCTCAAAAGGGCTACGTCGCCCCTATGACCTCAAAATTGTCGCTTGGAACCTCTACCGGAAGAATAGTGAGAAAGTCTTCCGCGTAGATTTCACTACCCCTCACGGTTGGAGTGGGTATTTTGACACGAACAATCCTTCAGTCTTGTCCAGACTCAAACAGGACACGGTGGTAACCATCATTGGGGAGATTGAGTCCGTCGTCACTCCCTACTATGTTGTACTAGGCGGGAAAATTGGAGTATCGAAATGACGGATACACTTGAAATAGATCATGCTGAACTGAGACGGATGCTTCTTACGGTCACAAATCAGCACCCTGAACTTCTCCTGACAGCGGTTGAAGTCTCGCAAGCACTCTCTGAGTTTGAGGTGCAACTTAATCAGAACCCTTTGACAAAGACCTATGCTGAAGCACAGCAAGGTAAAGGGGCCTACTACACCGTAACCAGTCAAGGGAAGATTGAGATTCATAAAGCTGGTCGAAGAAAAAAGTCCAAGGTGGAATACGAGGATGTTCCGAAGACCGGACCTGATGAGACTCAGACGCACCCGGATATTGAGACTCCCCCCAAGGGATTTTTTAAGACCGGAGACGCCTTGACCCAGCCCGAAGTCGTGTCTGACTAATTACGCTATAACGCGGGTTAGTTAGAGGCGGTGGTAAAAAAATGCCCTTTCCAAGATGTCAGCCGAAGCAAAAGAAGGTTCAGACGAAAGAACCTCCGATTAATTTCTGGATGACAGAAACGGGGGACAATATGTTGAAGGGTTGCTGTGGTGATGAGGAAAACCCCATCAAGCTCGGTGACTGCTTCATCGTCGATGCTTTGCAAAGAAACCCCAGGGCAAGATCGGATTTTTGTCTGCTTTACCCCACGCTCTCTGAATGTGAGAAAGAGCGGTTTGATGTCTTGATGCGGGATAATCCGCTGTTGTTCAAGATGATCACGGATTGTCAGTCGTTGACTGACAAGTTCCAATCCGCTCTCAACAAAACGCCTATTTATACGGCGGGACCACAGGGAGGGAGAAGACTACCCATTGGATGCGCACCTCTCCCGGTCCATTTAAGAACGAAGGGGTGTTGCTAATGAGTGAAAAATCTCCGCTACAATCGAAGAAGTTTTGGGCATATCTTGTCAGTGAGGTCGGATTTTTCATCCTCATGGGCATGTTTATTCTCCGCGCTGACTTAAATACCATCGGAGCGAACCTGGCTTTCCAGATCTTATCTGTGACGGCTGGGTTCGTTGCGATTGGGTATATTCTTGGTCAGTCGTATGTAGACCGTTACCTCAATGCGGTCAAAACCACGCTAGGAAGAGACCATGACAAAGACTAAAATAATCCTTCTCGCGCTTGTACTCGCCCTCACCTCTTGTAAGAGTGTGGTACTCCGTGATGCCTCCGTCTACTGGAACGAAATTCGGTTCTTTGAGATGGCTCTTCAGAAGAACAAAGCCCTCCTCATGGCACATTTGAGGGACGGATCGTGTTCCTGCGATGAGCAGGGCAAGTGGAGTGATGTTGTTTGTCAGGAGTCCGCTGACACCGTAGCCGTGTTGGAGGCTCGCTTGGCCTGGCATGTGGCCCAGATGGAATACCTGGGTCGTTTCAATGCCAAGGAACCACCAGCGGAAGAACCACCAATCCCAGATAGTTCCTACCTCTGTAATGGAGACTCCCAATGAGTTTCAAGGACAAGTTCCTCGACCTAATCCCGAAGATTGGGGAGACAGGGGTTGACTTACTGAGCAAGGAGTTTGAGCGTCAGTCGGATTTGGCGGATGAGCCTTGGAAGAAGTCGGTATTGAGCGTTTTCGCTGATTCTACACAGAAGCTAGGGCCTACGGGTATTGTGTTAGCACAGACGGTCCTAGAGGATCTACTGGACAAAAAGTCTGTAGATATCAGTAAGGTGACGGACGATTTGGCGGTGGCAAGCAATCTCTTGGCGGAGATGCAAAAAGCCGAAGTGAAGAAAAAGAAGTTGATGAGAAAGTTCGTCAAGGAGTTGGCGAAGACTCTCCTCCACCTACTCAAAACAATCGTGAAAGTGGTGATTTAACATGTCGAATCAGAAGTATCTCCCCCATGTTCCAGGGCAGAGGAAGCTCCGTAAGTTCCCCCCAGCCCCGTCCAAGAACGTTATCCCGGCCCCCGTAGCGGTCGAGGAAAAGAAGCCGGTCGTGATTGAGCCGGATCCCGTTGTTGTTCCTGACGAGCCCTCCGTCGAGGCTCCTGTGGTGGTAGAGAAGCCCGTCAAGAGAAGCAAGAAGAAGGACAAGGAATCCAACCCAAGCCCAGATTCCGCTGAGTGATTTGGATCGTGCGTGAACGGTGTGACTACCAGAATGAAGGTGGAGAAATACCACCCTGGTAAGCTCTATGGCTTCGTTCGGAACGACTCCGGCGACCAAGTGTTTTTTCACATCCGTGCGTTCGATTGGAATGGGTTTCGACTCTATCCCCCTCCCATTGTAGGAGAGACGGTTGAAGTCACCTATGAGGTAAGTCCGAGTTCGGACTCAGCACCTAAAGCCAAAAAAGTCAAGAGATTAGTGGACCCCATCCCTTTGTATGGAACTGTGGAGAGTTTCAATACGGAAAGTGGGTGGGGTTTTATTCGTGATGGTGTGGGTCGGAATCACTATCTTCATCGAAGTGAGATGACGGACTCTAAGATTCCTCTGCCCGGTATGGCGGTAACATTCTACGAAGGCTATCGTAAGAATCGTTCCCGAGCCTGTTACATTAAGATTCAAGGAAACACATGAAAAAACTCGACAAGAATCCTCTCAAGAACCTGGAAACGAACGCCTTCGGTGGAAAGAACCCACATGGGTTGTATGTCCCAATGACAGACATCGAAATGGAAGCCCTTGCTCGTCTCATCGAGGAAAATGCCTTCAGGGTTGAAATCAAGGATTGGGGGTATGTCGAGAACTTCAAACGAGGAGTTGGGTTTAAGCCGGAACTTTGGGATGGGAGTCCTACCATTGTATTTGGTGATAAGAGGGTGTCGTTTTACTTCCTCATGAACTTTTCGGCACCTCTTGTGCCTCAACCGAACTGGTATTTCGATATGGAGGTATGGGCGAAGGGAAAGAGACTCTTTGGTCCTCAGAGGTACCCTACGACCAATGCAGGAAACCCGATCAGCATTGTAGCAGGTATGCAGTTGGGGTTAGCTTTGGACGTAGCGATTGACCAGATTGACCCAGCTTTCATCAAGGAAGTCATGCCTGGGGTAATTGGGTTGACTACGAGACAAGGGAATATGCGCTTGGATACGGAGAAGTCGCGTCTCCTCTCTGACTTGCAAAAAAATGAGGCTGCTGTTAGGAATGTCATCAAAAAAGACGCTATACTTGCCACTAAAAAGGCAAAGGGCGAGGCGTGATTAAGAGACCAAAAAACATCATTGTGACAAGTCGTCCGAAAAATGAGGTTCAATCCTCATCCGGGAGACACCTCAATCAACTGAAAATCAAATCACAGATAGACAGGAATGGTTTGGCTCCGAGTATCGGGGCCATACGAATCATTCTTCGGGCTTGAATAGTAAGCTGATATTAGAGAGGTAATTGAACGGCTATGGCTACTTTCGACAGCAATTTTTCCGCCATTCTAGCCTTGATGGCTGGGGGGTCAGGAGCGTTAGTAGCCGTACTTACGGCTGGCAACACGACGGGCGATAACGCTATCGTCGTGAGCAATCAACCCAACGCAAGGATTCAGGGTGAAGACTCTAACATAGCCAACGCTGGAGATTTGAATCTTCGAGGTGGTAACACTACGGCTGGGGATGGTGGGGATGTTGTGATTTCGGCGGGACTTGGTTCCGTCAATGATGGCCAAGTCATTATCAACGGAGAGGTTCAAATCAACGGGGACTTAACATCCGACTATCTCCGTTATGGGACAGGGACACCCGAGGGGGTGGTAACCGCTGATGTAGGCACTCTCTATAGAAGGTTAGACGGGACGGTTGGAAATACCCTGTACACGAAAGTCTCTGGGGTAGGGAACACAGGATGGATTCCTGTAGGGCCACGAGTATGCCAGGACTTCATTGGGGATGGTGTTACCAGTGGGTTTGTTACCACGAGACCTTACATTATCCGGGCTTTGGATAACTTGAAGCCTACTGTCTATTGGAATGGACAAAAACTGCGAGATGGGCTTCTCAACGATTTTGTGTTCACTCCACCAAACACGATTAATATGACTATCACACCTTTGATTGGAGACATCATCTCCATCGAATTTTTACCCGCAGACTAACAGAGGAACTGAAACATGGCCGCAACTTTAATTCGTCACATTCAGATTCGTAACCAGGGGGTCTACAATGACACTATTACCCCCAACGTTACGAACTTTGAAACAAACCCAACCACCCTCCGAGACGACGTAAACAACCTCGTTTCGGCAATTAAGAATCTCAAGGGAGCATCGAACAACTGGTACGATGATTTCGACGGTTCTGCTGACAACTTGCGTCCCGTAGCCACCTTGGGTACGGACCTTGCCACTGTCGAGGACAAGCGATTCCTTTTCCGCAACCAGCTTATCAACGATGTAACTGTTGGCGCTGGTAACAACTATGTCATCCTTGGTGCCGGTGAAATCCCATCGGCTCCTTACGATGTGGCGGCGATTGTTACCACCACGGTTGGTTCGGTAGCGGCTTTCCATGCGGGTACTTTCGGTACCCACAGCTTGGCTGAAATTGCTGGTCCGAATGCATTGAACCCCCTCAACTTGGTCACCATCCGTGACGCAACCACTTTCGACAGCATTACTTCGGGTGGGCGTGAGGTGTTCGCTCTGTTCCAGTATGAGCAGAACGTAGACGGTGGGTCCATCACAACCACAACTCCTAACCGCGTTCAGCTTTCGTTCGTTCGTTCCAACGCTGGTGGTACGGACCTTGAGGCGGTTCCAGTGGCCGACATCGAAGGGCGCGTCATCAACTACGCGAACCCCGTCCGTGTTGCTTACTTGAACATTCCTGAGTGGGCGTTCATCACGGGACTTTTCGTTGACCAGGCAGCGGCTACAGACGTAACTCTGACCAATGCCATCGCCAACCAGAGCGGCGAGGCCCCACAAAACCAGAACATCGACGTTGCAGTTGCTTCGACCTTCTCTTGGGATTTCCTTGCAGGTTCCGGTGGGTCGTCCATCGCCAACTTCGCCAACAATGCCGGTGTTGCTACCCTCACCCTCGGATCTGCGGGCACAGCCGTAACCACGGTTGAGGGTACGACGTTGGATATCAACGTCACCGCACCTGTTACGATTGCAAGCAGCCTTGTGGTCGAGGACGGTGGTAACCCTGACGTTCGTATCGCTGGCGCAGCGGGGTCGGGAACGATTGATACTGCCACGGGTGCTCTGTCGCTCGTAGGTGCCTCTGGGTTGAACGCAACGGCTACCACTGGTAACGTTGCCATCACAAGCACAGCGGCAGCAGTGACCATTGACGGAGCCGGGTTGGTAGAAATCAACTCCTCCGGTGCGGCCATCAACATCGGTAACGATGCTGACGCTTTTGCAATCAATGTTGGTACCGGCGCGGCGGCTCGTGCAATCACGGTTGGTAACGCAACCGGAGCTACTTCGGTCAATCTGGACTCGGGTACTGGAGGGTTCACCTTCGACTCGACAGTTGGCGGTGGCGCAGCTTTCGCTACGGTTACGACCAGCGGGGCTGATGGTGATTCAGTATCTTGGTTTGTAAGTGATCTTGATCCTTCGGCGGGTGCAGGTGTTGCCGCTCCGGTGGGTTCGATGCTTTGGAGAGACCAGGGTGGTGCAGGGACCGTAGGTCAAGTCTGGATTAAGACGGGCTCGGCTGATACTGCATGGGAGCAGGTTCGTACCGGAACTTCGGGGGCTGATACCCTCCAGACAGCTTACGAAAATGGAAACACGATCGTAACCGACGCCGGAAATGGTCCTTTGGACGTTTCTGGGACCGAGGCTATCAGCCTCGATGCTGGTGCAGCATCGAACTTCACCGTCACAGGTGGAAACCTTGTGTTGGAGACAGTCACCTCCGGTTCAGTTGATGTCAACTCCGCAGCAGCGGTCACGATTGACTCGACCACGGGAATGTCCCTGACTTCGGGGGGTACGGCTAGCTTCCAGTCCGCTGGAGCGATGTCCATCCTTACCCAAACCGGGTCGGGTAACCCCATCACGGTCTCCGCTGGGTCTGGTCCTACGAATACCGTAGGTGGTGCTCTGTCTCTGTCATCAGGTAACGGCAACGGCACTGGAAACGGTGGTGCGGTAACTGTCACTGCTGGGGCTGGTGGTGCAACGGGTGTTGGTGGTGACATGACCCTTACCGCTGGTGCAGGTGGGTCTACTTCCGGAAACGGTGGTAACCTTTTACTAGTTGCGGGACTTCCCGTTGACGGCAATGGTGGTATTGCGGCCCTCGCTGGGCGTGATGGCGTAGGCACTGACCGCGATGGTGGCAGTGCAGCACTAGCTGCTGGTGATTCTACCGGATCTGGGAGTGCAGGTTCAATTAGCGGTCAAGCCGGAGATGGTACTGCAACAGGGGATGGTGGTGATGTCATCTTTGATGCCGGTGATGGTAATCGAGCAGGTAACGTCAATCTCACCGCCGGTAACGGCCTCTCTACCGCTGGTGGTAACCTCAACTTCAATGCCGGTAACGGTGCTGGAGCAGGTAACGGTGGTGGCACGGTTACCATTAACTCCGGTGGTGCAGCCGATGGTAATGGTGGTGACATCAGTCTTGTCGCTTCCGCAGCAACAGGAACGAACCGCGATGGTGGTGATGTCTTCCTGAGTTCCGGTTTGAACACAGGAACGGGTAACGCGGGTACGATTCAGCTTCGTACACCCGCTGGGGGTGCAGCGGTTGGACAAAGCTGGCAGGTCGCTCAGTTGAATAACCGTGGTACGGGTACCGGAGGTGGAGAAGTCATGGGTCTGTACACTGGTACAGCGGCTCCTACACATACGGCCCCAACTGGTTCGTTGTTCCTGTTTGATAACAACTCGACTGGAGCGGTGTATGTCAACGTTTCCGCTGGTGGTTCTGGTACTACCTGGCAGGAACTTACGACTGCGGCATCTACCGCTAGCCGTTTGTTCTTCCAGGACACGGTAGCAAGTGCTGTTTCCGCTGGTAACCCTCTGACGGGAACAGACATGACTGGAGGCGTTCTGCCCACCAAGCCCGCATCGATCACCAACTCTGCGACATTCGCAACCTTTGCTGAAGTCTACATCAATGGTGTGCTTCAGTTCAACGGTGCTGCTAATGACGTAGACTACGCTGCGGGTACGGATATCAACCTCGTGCTCGCTTCGGTTTCGATTGGAGACGTGGTAACTATCATCTACTACAACAATATTTGATAGTGTCTAACTAGACTGACTCCGGGGTATGATCTCATGCCCCGGAGTTTTGCATTTAATCATGCCAGGAACGAATATAAACCGAATCAAGGAACAACTCATGGAAACCATCGAAAATCACCAAGCAGCCAAACAATCCACTCTCAACAACGCCGAACTCATTGAATCCCAACTCCGTCCCATTGAAGACACCTTGATCAAGTTCAAGGGAATTCACGAAGGTGTTATGATCGTGAATAATCACCTCCAACGCTTGGAGGGCTTGGATGAACAGACGATGCGAACCGCCCTCAAAATCGTCGAACAACTCCTCGACGCCGCCAATCAACAGCTTTTAAAGCAAGAAGGGGCGCTACTAGCGTACAAAAACACGGTTGCTCTTCTAAAAAATAAAGCTCAAGAGCACGAGATGATGATTCGAGGGAAAACGGCGGTGATGGAGAAAGCTGATAAATCGTCTATCAATCCCCCAGAAGAGAAAGCCCCTGTTATTACTACTACCCCCTCGTTACCGAAGGGGGCTAAAAAGACAGGTAAAAGGAAGTAGACATGCCATTAAATCCGCAACTGTCCCGTCGTCCCGCTGTTGACGCAAGTATTGTCCAAGCGGACACTGTACGAGGTTACGACGCCCCCAATGCCGCTGAAACCGAGGCGGATCTGATCATCTCGAATGGTCGAAACGCGGGTACGGGCGCAGTTGCGGATATTCTCATCTGGAATCGCACGGACTTGGTGACTCAACCAATGTTCGTGCTCGCCCCAGGGTCCGTACTGGCATCCTCGACCAAGTTCGAGGTCTATGCCGGTGCAGCGGTAGATCCGAATGGGGTTGTAACCAGCCCCATTGGCTCTCTCTATCTGTCCAACAATCCAGCCGCATTGTGGCAAAATCAGGATGGTGGAACGGTATGGAAGAAAATCTCCGACGATCTCGGTGGTGAAAATCTAGCGCAGACGTTGGCTATTGGGAACACGTCGGGTAGCAATAATATCATCATGTCCAAGACCCCCGGTGGGCCTTTGGTCTCAGCGGCGATTTTAGGCGAGTCTGTTGCGGATGGTACCAATGGGGGTAGTTTACTTCTTGGGGGAGGTGAAGCGACCGGAGTCACTGGGAATGGTGGCCAAGTCATCATTTCATCGGGGTCGAGTCTCAATGCGAACTCCGGGTCAGTAATCATGGCTTCTTTCCCTGCATCAGCGGCATCAGCGGCATCAGGGCAGGTTTCAGTGCTCACGGGTGATTCAGCCCTTGGTCCTTCTGGAGACATGATCATTGGCACTGGAAACGCCAATGGGGACGTGGGGGACATTCTTCTTGCCACAGGGGCTTCGGCAACGGGCAACGGTGGCAACATCGCTATTGGAGCCTTTGGTGGTCCTTTGAGCGGTGGTTCGGTGATTATCGCAGCGGGTACGCCCACAGGAGCGGGCACGATTGCTGGTGGTCAAGTTACCATCACTTCCGGTAATGCCACGGGAGCGGGTGGAGGTGGAAATTTGTTCATCACGGCTGGGAACAGTGGTCCAAGCGGTGGTGTTGGTGGGGAAATTATTCTGACCGCTGGTACTGCGGTCAATCCCGTGAATAACGGGCAGATTCGTGGTATTGGTACCTTTGTAGCGACGAACTATCGTCGTGGGGCATCGGACCCGAATACGTTGGGACTATCCCCTGTTGACGAAGGTCATGTGTTTCAGGACAAACGATCCGGGAACGGGGCGCTTTGGGTCAACACGAATGGTTCTCCGGTTGGGTGGAAGAAGTTAGCCTTTGCGGCTGACTTCGTGAACTCCTTTGCTCGGTTGTCTTACGGAACATGCACACCTTCGGGAGATAGAACGAACCCTGGTGATGTACAGGATGACTTGAGTGATTTTGGGTTGTTCGAGGGAGCGGAGATTCTTGAACTCGCAGGTGGTGTCCAATCCAGAACCGTAGACGAGTACGGACCCCTTAACTTGTTCTCTACCGCAGCAGCAGGTGATGGTGCTGGTTGGAGAATCATCAACACGGCAGCGGGGAATACCAGCGGATTTCAAAAGAGACAGCGGTTTCTTGCGGTCTTTAAGCTCTCTCTCCCACAGGACATCAACACTCAACGAGTTGTTGTAGGGTTTTCGAGCGAAAACTTACAAACCCACTTGATCAACAATAATCCCGGTGGTGAGTATGTCCTAGTCCAAATCCCTCTGTCTAACACTTGGAGAGTATTTACACAAGGTCCGGGAGGTTCTTTGGCTCAAGGGCTACCCTCCACCATGTTCGCTGGATTGGATGTACCTCTCTACTGCGTCTTTGACTTCACAGATCCGACCACCATTAAAGTTCAGATGCTCGATGAGGGGTTTAACCTCATTCAAGAGCGCACTTTGACCGGGGCCAACTTGGCGTTTGGCCCACAGGACTCTACCAACCTGTTTCCCATCTTTGGCATTTACCAAGATGCAGGGCCTACACCGCTAGGGTTGAAGTTCTATTCCGCGAATTTAATCGTCGAAGCCGATCAGATTCTTTCCGCCGCTGGGCTAAGCTCCAATCCAACCTTGGAGCAAGTTCTCATCGCAGGGAACACCACTGGGGCAACCCCAATTATCTTCGAGCCCGGTTCGTTCATCACGACTTCAGATGGGGCTACAGGAACCAATCTCAGTATCACTACGGGGGATCCAACAAACCCCGCTGGTAACTCAGGTAGCGTTTCCATCTTCAGTTCCAATATAACCGATCTCGCAAACGTTGGAAGTTCGGGGGATATATCGATCCAAACGGGTCAACATATCGGCCTTGGTGGATCTGGGTCTATCGTCTTGCGAACCGGGCAAGTTACCACCCCCGGTCAACAAACTGGAAGCATTCAGCTTCGAGTCAGTCAGTTCCCGACAACGGGAGTTTTCCCCGGTCAGTTGAATCTTAATGGTCAGGATGTCGTAGGTGCTGGAGACTCTGGTGGAAATGTAACCATTGATGCTGGTGGGTACGTAGGTGCTTTGGCTGGTAACGGTGGAAGTCTGTTCTTACGAGGTGGTCAGAACACAGGACCAGGACCAGTAGGTGGTGTGACTGTTAGCACTCCCGGTACTGCATTGGGTACGGGAGGCCCTATTTTCATTGGAACAGGGGTAGCGGCTTTGGGCTCGGGAGGGGTGACCATTGAGAGTGGTGATAGCACTGGTCCTGGGGCTACCTCGGGTAAGATCGATATCATCGGTGGCAATGCACCTGTCGGGACTGGAGGAGCGATTGCTATCACAGCAGGGAATGGGCTAACGGGTGGTCAAATCGACGTTACGGCGGGTACGTCAAGCTCTGCAAACGGGCCAAATGTAACAGTCACGGCGGGGGACTCCTTGGTTGCTCTGGGGGTTGGAGGAAGCATTGTTCTCAACCCTGGAAATGGTCCTGGAGGTGCTGGGGAAGTCCTTATCAACGGCAAGTTGAGCGTCACAGGATTGATCGATCCTACGGGACTTGTGCTTGACGCACAGGGGGTCGTTCCGTATGCACCAGCGATTGGTCAAGGATTGCTTTGGGTGAACTCTGCCACGGATGAGTTGTTCTTCACGAACTCCGGTGGTACGACGAATATTTCCGCAACGGCACCGGCAACGAGTTTAGCAACGCTGTCGGATGTCACTCTGGGGGTGTTAAATCCTGGGGATGTACTCACGTACAACGGAGCATTTTGGATCAATGTACCTGGAGGTGGAAGCCCTGATGATCTTGCAACGGTCTTGGCGACTGGAAATGCAACGGGTGCCAACTCGATTCTGATTGAGAATTCGCTCGGTTCTAGCTTGACTTCGGATGGGGACTTGGTAATCAATCCTGGAAGCAATCCTGGGGAGCAAATCGTTCTTGATGGGTTGCGTTGGCCGCAAGTCGATGGTCTTGCTGGAGAGGTATTGACTACGGACGGGGCTGGGAATCTTTCTTTTGCCCCTGGTGGGGGTACACCACCCCTTTCGAGCGTTTTGCTCACTGGAAATGTGACCAGCGGTTCAGACGTTGTACTTACGGGTGGTAGCGTTCTTCGAGGTGCGGATGCAAGTCCGGGAGGAGATGCCACCATTCGAGGTGGCAATGGGTTTAGCCCTGGGGATAACGGTGGGAATCTTTTCTTGAGAGGCGGGAACGCGGTCAATCCAGCATTCGGTGGAGAGGTCTTGCTGACTTCGGGAGATGGTGATACCGCTGGTAACTTGACGGTACAGACGGGGGTCTCTGTAACCTCTCCTTCTGTGCTTCAAATCTTGGCGAATGGGGCTACTAATGGTGTGGGTGGTATCCTTGGTATCAAGAACGGAGATGCGGGTGATGGTGCTGGTGGATTCATGCAGATCCAAGGTAGCAATGCAACGGGTCCAGTTGGAGGAAACGGTGGCATTATTGACATTCAAGCTGGTAATGCAGCGGTAACTGGAGATGGTGGTCTGATTCGGTTGGATGCTGGGAATGCAGACGACTCTGGGGACGGCGGTGCTCTTTCATTTGAGGCTGGTATGGGTGGGGTTTCTACGGGAACAGGTGGCAATATAACGATTCTTGCTGGAGCCAGAAGAAACACGTTAGGTACAGACTTCGCTGGAGCAGTCACGATTAGAGGTGGAGGGACCGTGGGTGCTGGGGCTGGAACTCAAGGTGGTCCAGTTACTATTCGAGGTGGGGATATCGGCACCCCCCTCCCATTTCCAGGAATTGCTAATCCTCAACGGGGTGGGGATGTTCGGATTGTTGGAGGTTTCGGTGGTACCAATGGGGATGGTGGAACATTAATCCTCAACGGAGGAAATGGAAACGGCACCGGACTCGGAGGCAATGTAAACATCACTCCCGGATCTGGTGCTACCAACGGACAGATTAACCTCAATGGCGCCGTGTTCCTAACGAACAACGACGTTGGGGGTATTCAGTTTGGAACCTTCAACCTGAATGGATATGTAACAGACGTGTCAGGGAACATAGTATTTGACTACACCACGGACTTTTCTTTCACTGACTTGCTCTCAAACCCCAGGTTCATCTCCGTAGACATCACAAGCTCTGTCCTTCGACATGCTAGAGTGATTTCTAGCACAGGGGTGTCCGTAACCGTTCGATTCTATGACGCTACAGGGGCAGCCCTCACAAGTTTCGGATTCGTGGGAACCGACTTCTTGCGAATCCTGATTGTTGCCTAATCAGTCGAGGACACAGACCCCGATCGAACCCCCTTGGGCCACATCAGGCTCAAGGGTGCTCGAAGCATACATACTGAGACAAGTCCGACCAGACCCGCACACGTTCGGCAGAGCAGGGTTGCAGAACATCGCACAGCAAGCCGTGTCCGTGGGATCGTCGCACAAGATTCCGTCATTCGGGAAGCACTGTCCGTCCACACACTCGGTAAAGTCCAGGGTATCAGCGGGGCTTCCCGTGGCCTCAACACCGCAAGCGGAACCATCCGTACCGTCCGACTGCGGATTGACAAGAGGCTGACAGGTGAAGATGCGCTTGTCATTTACATCGTCCCATCCAGCCGGAGCACAAGCGAGATCTCCATCACAAGCGGGCTCGTTGTTGATGGTCAGGTGAGGGTTGCAATTCTCGCCCATCTTGGGCAGAACATCGCCGTCACCGTCTCCGTCGCCATCCCCGTCACCGTCTCCGTCGCCGTCGCCATCACCATCGCCATCTCCGTCACCATCACCATCGCCAGAGGTCTCGGTATCACCAAAACCCTCGTCCTCCATGTCGATGAAGTTGCCACGGCATCCCGTGGTAAGAACTAGGGCGATCACTGCAAGATTGGTCAGATTCTTCATTGGATTTGTCTCCTTAGCTACTAAACGACGATAACTCCCTATTTTTTACATCGGAGACGAGATTTTCTTACATCAGCGCGATTCGCGCATATAAAAAGCCCCGGAACCTGTGAAATTCCGGGGCTTTCGGTAGCTAGGTTAGGTTTGTGAGGTCACTGTGGGATGATGCACTTGCCGAGCTTGCCAAGTGGGTCTGGCGTCCCCTGGGGGTAAATCGCCACACATTCGACACCCGTAAGGCCAGCATCCGCACACTGCTGGTCTGGGTTCGCGGAGTTGATGTCACACAGAGCCGTGCAACAAGCCTGGGTGCTGGGGTCAACATCGGGGCAGTTGTCAAGACCAACATTGGCTGGGTCTTCGCACATGGTCCCCGTCTGGCAACAGTTGGCGCACACACACGAATCACCGACGCTACCAGGCATACCTGTACCGGGTGGAACACACACGAAGGAGTCTGGAACTTCAGGATCTCCCGTGTACGCAGGGATGCAAAGCAGGGTACCACCACAAGCCGAGTTGATTGGATCGCATGGGAGCAAGCAGAGGTTCAACACGCCCTCATTGATACCCGCGAGACAAGCCGTACCCGACTGCGGGCACGAAGGTGCGTTCTCTGGACCAACACATTCTTCAACGCACTGACCAATGCCAGTGTCAGGATCTTGACCCCAACAGAAGCCGGTTGCGTCACAGGTGTCCTGGCCGTTCACACCGCCTTCGACGAAGGTACAGTCCGAACCTGGGGGCTGATCACCAGCGGGAACACAGACATTCGCATCCCATGCCGCACCGATTGGATCAAGAACGATTGGGGTGCATTTCTCACCGGCTGGGCAGTCCTCCACCCAAGGGTCACACATGGGAATAGACATGGCATCCATCGGAGGAATGAAGGACGTGTCATCCACGTCATCATCCCCGGTGTCTGTATCCCCGCCTGAGCTATCTCCGTCCGAGGTGGTATCTCCATCACCACCCTCGTCTTCGGATTTATTCTGACAAGCGAAAAGACAGAGTACAAGTGCGCTTGCGATGCTGATGTTTTTGAGTGTACACATTTTGATGTTTATTCCTCTCAACCAACGAAACAGGGGTATTTTACGTCTACAGTCCCCACGTCTTTGAGTTCGTCACATGATGCCCCACAGAGTTCAATCGCTGTGTAGCTGGTATCGGTATAGACCCACCCGTCTGATAGGCCATCACAGGTATATACGCCTTGATGGTAGGTGAGCTTCATGGTCATTGGTGGAATTCGCACTTCCACCTTATGAACCTGATTTGCATCCGGTGCGGGATCCAGAGGAACAACACAGGAAGGGATTTCTCCAGCAATAGACGCCAAGGCATCCTGGAGTTCGCTGAGATTTTCCGCGTTGTAGAACGAACCGTCTAGGGGGTCCGATGGAGTCTTGGGGACACCTCCTACATCCGCGACCTCGTTGAGCTTTTCATACGGGTTGATGTCCTTGGGATTTCCCGGTGCCCAATTACACTCCAAGGCTCCACCATTGTACTGCGCACAGGTCTCTCCAGCCGCAAGGTTACAAGCCGGATCGGAACCGAACACACCACAAGCGGTCTTGCTCGGCGTGTGGTCTTGAATACCGATGCCCACGACGAACGTAGGAATTCCGTTATTTAGGTATGCATCCTGAACTACGGTCGCTACATCATCATCATAGGTCTCGAATCGCTCATAGAAGGGAGCATTGGTCTCTACAGCGGTTTTATTGCAGTTGGCGGCACCATCCGTAACTAGAATAATGAACGAACCCGCTTCATTGTTGGAGGCAATGAGCGCGTCTACAGCAGCGGTCAATCCGAAAGCCGTTGGGGTTGCTCCCTTGGCGTCCGGGTCCGTAGACACGGAGTTTTGAGCCGGGAGAGCCATGAGAATACTGTCCGAGGCATCTAGTTGGATGTTTGTAGTCAGCGTTGCACTAGTCGTGCAAGAACCATTTCCGCTGACTCCTTTATTGGGGAACAGTTTTGATCCGAAGAGGATGCTTTGGTCGTACTGCGTCACCGTTGTTTCCACGACGCCGTAGAGACCATTCCAGCGCGTCACGTTCGGAGCGATATTATTTGTCCACATGGACCCTGACTTGTCCAACACGAGCACAACATCGGGAGGTGGGACTTCGAGAGTGATATCAAAATCTTCACAGGGGATGATATCATCACCGTCACCATCGCCATCGCCGTCGCCGTCTCCGTCTCCGTCG